GTGAGACTCCGAACTACAAGGATCTACCAAAGACAGCACAGGATATCATCAAGGCACAGATCGAGGACATCATTTCGCAACGCTTCAATTTTATCAACTACAACGGTCTGTCCAGCAAGAACATTGACAAGTATGTTCCCGAAGGCGAGAATCCCTTTGACAACTGTGTGGTCATCATCGATGAGGTCCACAACTTGATTTCTCGCATCGTCAACTCGTCAGACATCGCACGTCGTCTCTACGACGCAATCTATACCGCAGTCGACTGTAAGATCGTCGGACTGTCTGGAACACCTGTGATCAACCGCCCCAATGAGATCGCCTACTTGATGAACCTCCTGCGTGGACCGATTCAGCAGATCACGATTCCCTTCGCAAAGGCTACGGCGTGGGATGAGGAGAAGATGAAGACTGCGTTCAAAGCCCTTCCGGATGTCGATACGATCGAGTTCAACGCAGTGAAGAAGTATGCAATGATCACACGCAATCCTCCACACTTCCGGTCGATCTATAACGAGGCGGGTGATCGGGTAGCCGTTCAGTACAAGAAGGATCTTCCGTTCATCTCAGTTCCGTTAGACTGGGTGACGTCGTGGGCAACTAAGTTCCAGGCGGATGTGGGTTCAGAGATTGCAGTTGATCGCGTGACAGCAGAGAACCTCGAATGTCTTCCCACGAAGTTCGAAGAGTTTTCGAATCTGTTCCTCGATGGTCTGAATATGAAGAACGCACTGCTGTTCTCTCGCCGTATTCAGGGTCTTGTGTCCTACTTCAAGGGTGCAGACGAGCGTCTGATTCCCAGGCGTGTGGAGGATGACAAGATGCTTGAAAAGGTCGTGATGAGTCCAGAGCAATTTGTCCAGTATCTTGATGTCCGGTTCCAGGAGATCAAGATGGATGCGAAGAAGTCCCTCAGTATGAATGACGATGGTGGTACGTACCGTGTGATCTCTCGTCTAGCATGCAACTTCGCGGTGCCTCCTGAGTTGAAGGTTCTGACAAAGAAGGTGGAGAAGGAGTTCAACGATATTGTGAAGGAGACGGATGTTCCCGATAAGCCGGAGATCCTTGCTGCCCTGAAAGCACAGTCTGGAAAGTATCTGACAGCAAAAGCCCTTGAACAATACAGTCCTAAGCTGTTGAAGCTGCTAACAAACCTCGAAGAAACTCGCAAGTCGAAGGCTGAATGGCCTAATCAGTTCATCTACTCGCAGTATCGTCAACTGGAAGGACTCGGAGTCTTTGCCGCGATTCTGGATGCGAACGGGTGGCAGCAATACAAGATCACGAACAAGAACGGTCAGTGGCAGGAAGATGAGATGGACGACAAACCATCCTACGCCTTCTTTACAGGCGAAGAGAAGGAGGACCAGCGTGAGATGATGCGACAGATCCTGAACAATCGGTTCGAGAACAGCTTTCCTCCCAGCTTGAAGACGAGCATCGAAAAGCGTGGAAAGAAGTTGCTGTGCCTGCTCATGGCTTCATCGTCAGGTGCAGAGGGTATTACGTTAGCGAATGTTCGTCACGTTCACATCATGGAACCGCACTGGACACCAGCCCGACACGATCAGGTCATTGGTCGTGCGATCCGTATCTGTTCCCATGCGACACTTCCGCTGGAAGAACGTACGGTTCGCGTTAGCTTCTACTTGTCAGTGATATCGCCTTCGCAGTCAAAGGGTGCAGAAGGCCCGAACATCGCAGCTGTCCGCAAGTCCGACGTTGAATTGAAGAGGTATGAAGGTGATCCGCCTGTGGAAACGTTCATGTCCACAGATGAATACCTGTATGAGAAGGTGTATGAGAAGGATAAGGTCAATAAGCGTATTTCAGTGTTGCTGAAACAGTCGGCAGTTGACTGCGAAGTTCATCGCAAGTTACACTCGCGTGAGAAGCCGCAGATCTCGTGCATGAGATTCGATACGACTGCAACGGGCGAGGATCTGGCATTCAAGCCATCAATCAAGTCGGAAGAACTCGATGAGACGTATCTTCGCAACATGACCCGCAAGAAGCGACGTCTTCAAAAGTTGAAGATTAAGGGAATTGTCTATTTGATGGATCCCGATTCAAAGGAAATCTTCGACGGCCAAGCATTCGAAGATAACAACCGGTTATTGCGTATCGGAACTAAGATCTCCGAGACGCAGATTAAGTACTGGCTTTGAGGTCAGCCAGCCAGTCGGCACACACATCGGCCCAGGACTTGAAGACGATCGACTCCTTCGCAGTTCGCATTGCCCCAATGTTGGTGATCGCCTTGTCCATCGCAGCCGCAACATCGTCTGCATAAAACGTCGGCGAGGATAGACCCAGGGGCATGGCAGCCGCATGATAATAGACATCACGCTTCGGGATAAACTGGGTAACCGTCTTGGGAAGGAAACTGCTGTACGCACCCACATCCGTAACAACCTGAGGGGCACCCGTATACAGGTGCTCAAGCTGACACAGGCCGAATCCCTCGCCATCCGAGGTGTTCACACCGAGGTCACTCATATTGTAGATCTGATTGATCGCCTCATCCGTAAGAGGAGTCGTTGACGTATCGATGATCGCCAGACGCTTTCCGTACACATTGGGATCCAGCTTGTTCTGGAGAAGCTGATCGTAGAAGATACGCTGGATATCATAGTAGTTGCCCTTCTGCGGATCAACGCCCGTGACCATGAGCAGATACAGCGGCTTGTCCTCATACTTAGCAAGGAGACGGGCGAATCCCATGATCGTCAGGTCCTGACGCTTACGCTGACTGTTACGATTCGCGTTGAGCATCACGAGGGCATCCGTGGGAAGACCGATGTTCTTACGCAGCTGTAGACGAGTCTGCTGGGGGAGGCTCGAAAACACCGTGGGATCCACTGCATGCTCGATGAGCTTCGGAGTCACCGTCACATTGGGATACTCTGTGAACGTCTTCGCCCACGAGTCCGTGAAGCAGTAGACGCGGTCAGCCGCCTTGTTGATCTCGTCGATCAGCTGCGGGGCGATGCCAGTGTAGACCTGATCGATGTAGAGCCACAGCTTGTAGGGAGACACGCCCTTCTCATACTTCATCGACTTGATGAAGCGGGCGATGATCATCGGATCATTGTAGATCATAACCACGTCTGGACCAACCATCTCGAGATACTCGTGAATCTTGTTAAATCCAAACCCCTCCTCCCTCGGGTCCTCGGCCGCAGCCGCATCGTAGGCAACGACTCCCTCCGGAACCTTGCGAAGACTCTTGCGATCGGCGTGACGCTGAAATCCGAAATGAAACGTCTTCACCTTCGGGGCCAGTGTCGCGACCTGCGTAAGAAGATTGGAAACCACCTTGGAATACCCCGTCATCTGATCCACATGAGTGCTAACAAGTACGAACCTCATTTGACTTGTTTCTCTCGCTTCTGTATAAATAGGATGCAGGTCAATTCTGCCCAGGATTATTTAACCGCACACAAGCGTCATATCGTCGCTGCAACGTTCACACAGGACCCCCCGCCACTGGGTCGTCGCTACAATTATGTCGTGACTTCGGTTCTCGCGAACAAGGCGTCTCGGTATAACAGGGTACGCTATCCACAGACAATCAGCCTCGCAGCCGGTTCTACGCCAGGGTTGGCGTATACAACTCCGGGCGTTCGCCCTACTACCAATGGCTGCTGTGTGGTTGCACAGGGGGCGACCCCATTGGGTGGTTCATTGGTCTAAACATTCAACGTGCGTAGATACAAATGCCTGGCGGCTTGATACAGCTTGCACAAGTAGGGGCACAAAATCAGCCAATCAACGGCAATCCGTCGATGACTCATTTCAGGGCAGTGTATCGTCGGCATACGAACTTTGCCATGGAATCGATTCGGATGGCGTTTTCGTCTACGAATCTAGACTTTTCAGCCACGTCAACTCGGACCCTTTCGTGTCGCATTGACCGATATGCCCAGCTTCTCCACGATACATATTTGGTCTTGACACTCCCAGACATTTACTCACCCATGGTTTCTCTTGGAACGAATGCAGCACCCACTGGGTATGATGCCCGGTGTACCGCGATGGGGTACGAGTTCCAGTGGATCAAGAACATTGGATACAATTTAATCGATCATGTTGAACTTGTGGCGAATGGTGTCGTCATTCAGACCCTTCCAGGAGAGTGGCTCAAGTTTTACTCCTACTACACTCACGACGCTGCGAAGAGAAAGGTGGTTGATCAGATGGTTGGGAATGTGTCTGAGATGTATGATCCAGCTAACGCATATGACCGCGTGAATCAGTATCCTCACTCAGTGACTCCGGGGTCAGTGCCGTCTATAATGCCATACACAACTGTTCCAGAGCCTTCGATTCGCTCTCGCCAATTAGTGATCCCTCTTCACTTCTGGTTCTCTGAGAATCCTGGCCTTGCCTTACCGCTCGTGTCTATGCAGAACTCTGAAGTCTCCATCAATGTTGTGATTCGCCCGCTCAATCAGTTGTACACCGTGATCGATGTTTCGCCGTCAAGCCCGACGTATGGGATGCGTATTCAGCCGACTGGATCGTATCCAATCGGTCTTTTTCTAACTCCTCCGACTACAGCAGGCGTTTCAAGCAATCCGACTGTTACGTCGTTTTACCCAGATCCGTATCTAGAAGGCAACTTCATTTATGTAACGGATATGGAGATGAACCAGCTCGCTTCAGCTGACCAGACGTTCCTTCTGAAACAGCTTCGCTATGTGTCGGCAGAGGGTCAGTATGGTGCGAACTCGGATATCCAGATTCCGTTCCACAATATGGTTACTCGAGTTGTCTTCTCAGCCCGCCGTTCTGATAAGGTTCTGATCAACGACTGGGACAATTATACGAATTGGGAAGACACTGCACGTGCCCCATTTTCTCCAGCAGATCCTCTTAACGTAGGCAACCTTCTTTACTCATCTGGTCAAAATCAGATCTCTTCAATCTACCCCCGCGACGCCCTTGTTAACGGTAACCTCCTCTTCGATGGCAATGAGCGATTCACAACAAAGCCGACATCGTATTTCTCACTGATCCAGGCATATAAGCACACAACCGGACAGGCACCGTCTGATCTACCGGGTGTCTACATGTATTCATTCGCACTCAACAACGATCAGTATCAGCCAAGTGGTGCGATCAATGGTTCCGGTTTCAATAAGGTAGTCCTGCGAGTCACTCTTCAACAGCCACTTCCGACTGCAGTCGGGGCTTCTTCGCAGCAGGTGGTCTGTATTCTCAAGTCAACCGCATTGAGTCAAAACCCGCTCGTCATTCCTGCTGGAAATCAGAGTCTCTATACGCCCGATCAGTTACTGACAGTTGTTCAGACAGTTGCGAATAACAACATCATCTTCTCCTATACCTACAACGTAGGAGTCTACGTTGAGTCGATTAATTATCTCCGCATCGTGAGTGGACTGGCGAATCTCGTGTTTGCTTCATAATAATGGGTGACACTACGATCGTCAGTGCTACATATGTGGTAGGCACACAATCGATTGATGTTGCCGACATCATTGAGGAGATTCGATCGAAGAACTATGGCGAGATCAATCTACCCATCACGAAACTCGACGCTGATTTGCGGAAGGATAACCGTATTGCGTTAGCCGCAAATGATCCGACGCTTGCGTTGACTCCTCCGCGAATCACGGTGGAGTACACCGATGAGCGAGGTGCATGGCATACCGTTAGTGCAACTCTGACAGAGACCCTTAAGATTGGACAACGGTCAACGTTCGGCACTCTCATTCAGAAGCCGTTTGATGCCTTGTGGCAGGTTGCGATGACTGTTGGAAAAGGTCAGATGATCTTTGTGATCGCAATGGGATATGCACTGGTTGTGCTATGGACCTACAAGCAGTGGGAATACATGCAGGAGCCATTCAAACCAATGGTCGGATCTGTGGGAAACCCTGGAATGATGGGCGAAAACTATGCCGAGAAATTTGGTCCTCTTGGAAAATGGATTGCACTAGCCATCTTCACCATTTTTGTCGGAGGTGAGTTCTTGTCTGAAAAGATTGCGAAGTTCTTCAAACCAACTCAGCCGTGGGGATACTCGTGGGTGACGAAGCTCTTTCCCACGATCATCTCCGCATTCGCACCTATCTATGGGTTCGTTACACAGTTCATACTCTGGGTCATGATTGTTAAAAATATACCCAAATAAACAATGATCGAACCCCAGTGGCTTATCGTCGGAGTTCTGACTGGGTTAATACTCGGAACGGTCTTTATCCCTCCGACTCGAAAGAGCATGGGAGTGCCTCGACCGGGAGACTCGGAGACATTCTTCACAGAGACAGGATGTGTTCGATTTGAAGCCGTCGAGGTTCCGTGTACAGCTGAGCCCGACTCACTGAATCTCCTCGCTGCCCATAAGTAATGAAGGTGCCCATCACCAATATTCTCCACCGCGGTGCACCGTTTTTCTCCTTCATCATCGGACTAGGACTCGCGGTGTTATTGTTTCATCGCGACTACGGGGTTATGAAGACTCTGGCGATTCCGATTAAGGAGGCAACTGAACGAGTCATCAAGGTTGATGGAAAATGCTATCGCTACCGCGTGGAAGATGCCCAATGCGAAATCCCGTCTTCTTCATAAACAATGGAAGGTGCTACTTCTCTCGATTCCCTTCTTCCCAGTCCGCAGGGTCCTCAGTCTGCCCCTCCTGTTTATCCCGAGTCGAGCAGTCCGCAGCCTTCGACCACGGGATTTGTTCCGACGTTTAAGCCGTCTCTTCCGCAGATGACGTTCATGTTCCGCAATCTTCAGCTGTATTTCTCCTTCTTTGTTGCGACAGTTGTGCTGTCCCTTGCTACGCCTCGTAACCTGCTCCTTCAGTATATCCCGTCTGCATACACTGCGAACGGCGTCGTGAGCTACCAGGGTGCAGCGGTGATCGGTGGTGCGTCGGTGGTTCTTGCCCACTTTGTCAACATCGTTATTTCAAGCTTTCTCGGATAAGTGTGAAAAGAACAATGCAGTGCCAGCCTGCGTGGGTGTATCCACGCATCCTTCTAGGTGCTGGGAATCAACTGACTCCTATTTTTACAGCAAAGTATAACATTACCCACGTGGTCAATTGTGCATTTGCAGGCGATTGTCCAGAGTGGTGGAGAAAGAAGCATCCAGGGAACTATGCTGAACTCCATGCGATCGATAGCATGGCGGTCAAGATTCTTGATTGGTATCCCGAGTTCGAGAACTGGATGAGGTTCTTCCTTCGGTCAACAGATGGGACGGTCTTCGTTCACTGTAAGGCAGGCGTGAATCGGTCAGCTTATCTGGTTCTAACCTTTGTGTCGAAGAACTTCGGAATTGACTTCCGTCGTCTATTAGCTGCGGTTCGTCGTCAACGACCTATTATATGTGACAATTCTGCTTTCATGAGACAAGTAGAAGACGAACTATATGGACGTGTTCAGAGTGAGGAAAATAAGGGACACGGGATCAACCTCAATGGGAACTCTTGACTCTGTCCATCAGGACATTATAACCGGGTTGCGAGATGTGAAGTCTCGAACATCTGAGCTGGAAACAGAAGCAGCTGAGTTGCGAACTCATATTGAAGCATTGAAGTCTTCAAACGAGATTGTTGACGTTGTTACGTGCTCGAACTGGGAGACACGTCTTCGCGACATCGAACGCGAAGTCGCCCAGACGAATCCGTTGGAAGACTATTACATGAAAAACATGGACATCCTGATGGATTATTACAAACGTCCGGATGCCGTGGCCCAGCCCACACAGAATCCAAAGGATACGACGTTCATGAAATTCTTTACCGCTGCTTCCCCCTCCGATGGAGTGTCTAAGAAGCAGATGTTTGATGAGTACGTGACTCGTATGAGGTTGTCAACCGTTCCCGAGGTGACTCAACAGATGACGGAACACTGCAATGCGTGTAACGTTGCCCGCGAAGAGATCAGTTCGGAGGGAATCCTTGTCTGCCCGCGATGTGGGTCCGAAGAGTATTCGCTTGTTGTGTCCGACTTCCCTTCATTCCGCGATCCACCGAAGGAGCGTAACAATTACGCCTACAAGAAGATCAACCACCTGAATGAGATCCTGAATCAGTTTCAGGCAAAGGAGTCGACCATGATCCCAGAGGAGGTGATGAACGAGGTTGTCTTGGAGATCCGTAAACGTCGCATCAACAATATTGCTGATCTGACGGAAAAAGAGATTCGCGAGATTCTGAAGAAGCTGGGACGCTCGAAGTATTACGAGCATGCAGCCCATATTTTGAGTCGTCTGAATGGCAATCCACCCCCGACCATCACACCGGAGATCGAGGAGAAGATCCGTGCGATGTTCCAGGAGATTCAAGCACCGTTCTTGCTGTATTGCCCCAACGACCGCACGAACTTCCTGTCGTACTCGTATATCTTGTATAAATTTATGGAACTGCTTGATTTGGACGAATATCTGCCGTACTTTCCATTACTAAAATCGCGTGACCGTCTCATCGCACATGATGTCATATGGGCTAAGATCTGCTCTTACTTGCATTGGCAATTCATCCGTTCTGTTTAGTTCACAAAGTGCGGCATCCCGGACATTCGTCGCATCTTCGAGCGTATCATGCCAACCATAATGTCGCATCTGTTTGTTAACTCTGAATTTGACTTCATATACGCTGCGAAGTTTTACCCAGTAGATTCCATAGTGCTTCCGGTCATGTCTATGCGTGTTCAACATGTTTTCTCGCTTTGTAGACCATTGTAGATTCTCTACGCGATTGTCTGTTCGATCTCTGTTTATATGGTCAACCTCTGGCTTTTGTTCCGGGTTTGGGATGAATGCAAACGCAACAATCCGATGAACTTTCGTTAAAATCTGACTTCCATTCTTACATAAGTTTACCGCAAGGTAACCGCCGCCATCGGCACCTGGACTCAGAATCTTACGTGGTCCACGTACTCGTCCCATGTTCGAAACGGTATACAATCCTTCATATCCAACTACGTCTTTCCACACTTCCATGATATGGACAATTGATGATATACATGATTCGTTTTTCAAAACTCGTCGCCGCCACAAGTAAATGACAACCTTTGAGATTGAGGACGTATTTAAACTTGTCAGCTCCGCCATTGAACCATACTTTCATGGTAAGGAGGCAACCGTCGACGTCGATGGGAAAAAGACACAAATCCCACTTACAAACTTTGTTCTTCGGTGCGTTGCAGAAGAGATGAGAGATCGATGGACTGGTGACGATGACAACAAGAAGGAGGTTGTGGAAACCGCGCTTAAAAATGGTAAATATGATAAATACGTGATTCCAACAGGAGAAATGGGAGGACTCTCTGGTATTTCAGGCGGACGTCGTGGACGGTCCATCGGGTCCCGTAAAACTCGTCGCCGTCACAAGTAATGATACTTACTCCAAGAGAGGAGGCCTGCATGGTTGCCTATATAGCCATGTACTACAATTGCGATACCTCATGTTTGAATGAAATCGGGGCTATCGTCAAGAAATACGGCTCAACTGAACCTAAGACCGTGTATCGGGGACAGAGCAAAAAGGACACTACGATTGATAACAGGAAGTCCTTTGTGTCCACATCTCCGGATAAGGAAATGGCTGATGCATTTGTAGAACGAGAATGGGAGCCTGAAAAGAAGGTCGGGAACTTGTTTACGATCCATCTTGAGAACACCAAATGGCTAAGCACAAGAAGTATTGAGTTTACGCTTGACGATAAAGTCAAGGAAGAGTTGAGGACGATAGTTGGCAACAAGCCAATTCAAAAGGAAAAGGACTATACGCTAGATGAGTTCTTTCCTCGCATTAGACCGCTACTCAAAGAACTGCTCGATGAAGGCGAAGAGATATTGGTCTTAACCGGACCGTTCTATACTGATATGTCCAAGACGACAGAGGGATTCAAGACAGTTGGTCCGAATGAGTTTGAAGCGTGGCGAGGCGGGCGGAGGAAGACGCGGAAGGGAAAGGGTCGTGGACGGTCCACAAGGTCCCTCAAGGACCGTAAAACTCGTCGTCCTAAGCCCAGGAAATCGTATAATGTCTGGTGAACCAATGACTTCTCAGTTTACACTCGGGGAAAGTCGCCTTGATTTCAAATTCAGCCCTGACTCGCACAAGTCCGTCAGGGATGGTGAAGTATAGTTCGCGTTCGCCAAACTTGGCTACCGTTTCAACCTGTTCTACCAGTTTCTTGATAAACTGATCCAGTCGCGAATGATCATCGAATAATGCCCGCAACTCTGCTGCGGTGGGCATTATTACGAAGACCCGTCTTCCGTGTAGATAATGTTTCCGTAGGGCGGAAGCATCTTAACCGGTCGCTCCGGGGGAATTGACGTAGTAAACCTCTCGCGGATAAAGAACGAAAGGACTGCACACAGAACTAAAAACGCAAGGGCGTACGTGAACCACTTCCTCATTGTGTTGAGGTTGGAAGATTTCTAAGAAGTAAGCAATGAACGCACAGCAACTGAAAGAGTATGTCGATGCGAAGATTGTAGAACTCAAACCAAAAAGTGGTGCAGTGTTGGTCGTAGATTTAAAGGACGCAATCAATGAGATCGTTGAAAAGACAACAGACATTGCAAAAACAATGCCTATTATTGTTCAGGTTGAGATCGCACGTCTCGTTGATTCTGTGATCGGTAAAAAGAAGGGCGGTCGTCTGATGTCTAGGAAGTACTGCAAGAAGACTCCGTGTCGTCGCATGGGGTTCACGCAGAAGGCAAGTTGTCGTCCCTACAAGAACTGCTACACGCGTCGCCGTTAATACAGGGTGGTGTTACCCGCCGGAGTCGTAAACTGGCGGTCACCCGACGCAGACGGGGAGGTAGGCGGAAGCTTAACCGGCTTCGCAGCCTCCGCCGTCACTGAAACAACTAAGCCAAACGCAAGGAGTGCAAGCAACACATAGAGAATACGAGACATTTGTTACTGTATGATATTCTTTCATGCCTCGTTCACATGCCAGGAAACCTCTCGCGGTTCCATACAAATGGATTTCTTCTCCGTTGATCCACTCGTGGTAAGCGTAGCCTTTATCGGAACTCTCGTCTTTGCACTCGCAGGCGTCGTCGCCTGGCTCTACTGGCAGCAGATGAAGCTGTTCACGAACATGAACACGATCATTGCCGCGTTTGCCGATGTTCAGGCTGTCCCAGAGCCGCCGCCTCCTCCGCCGGTTGAGGAGGACGACCGTGCATCGGTTGAAGATGATTCAGAGCCTGTGATTCCTGATGTGGTCGATGGTCCCCCGCCGCCTCTGGATACGGACAGCTTGGAGGCAAAGACTAAGAAGGAGCTCCAGGAGATCCTGACGAAGCGAGGGATCCCGTTTGGACGGGCAGACTCGAAGACTGTATTACTGTCGCTGTTGAAGGCGACGGCGTAGAGTATTTAATCCAACTCAATCGGAACGGCTTCGTCGGCACGTTTGATGTACAATCACAGGGCATTTATAGAGTATAAGGACAAACATTCAATGAAGATCGTATCATTCGATATTGGTATCAGGAACCTATGTTATTGTGTCCTGGAAGGAACCGATCGCACAAATGTCCGCATTGTCGACTGGAATATCATTGACATACTTGGCGAGTCCGCTGGTGTCGGGGCAGTTCACTGTTTCAAGTGTAAGACAGCTGCCCGTTATGAACATGCGTCGAACGGAACATTTGCCTGTTCGAAGCACATTCCGAAGAAAAAGACGCGGATGACGAAGGCTGCCCTGAACAAGCTGACTCCGAATCAACTGCATGAACACCTCGCAACCGAGGGGCTGACAACCGAAGCCACGAAGAAGGTGGAACTCGTCGCCCTTCTGTATAACCATCAGAAGCAGAACACATGGAAGAAATGCGTGTCGTCTGCGACTCAGGGTTCGAGTCTCGGCTTAGCCCCCGATATCATTCGTAGTCTTGACCAGCGATCAGAGTTCTGGAAGGGGGCTGACCTTGTTGCGTGCGAGAACCAGATGGATCGCCGGATGTTTGGCGTTCAGGCGATGATCCAGATGTACTTTTGCTGCCGTGGGTTTCAGGTAAAAGGGGTGTCGGCGACTCACAAACTTTCAAACATAGTGACGGTGGAAGATTCGACTGCAAACTATAAAGGTCGCAAAAAGACAGGCATATCTCACGCATACGCTCTCGTTCCCGCAGAGAACCAAGAGCACTTCGCGAAACACCCGAAGAAGGATGATCTGGCTGATTCATTCTTGCAGGGTCTTTGGGTATTGGAGCATGAAAAATAAGTGCGTTCTAACCTTCATAAACAGACCCGAAGGAGAAGTAAATGGAGACAGACCTCCTCGTAAACCCCAAAATGATGGGTGTGGTAAATGTTGAATCGATCGATCTGCCGACGCTCGACTTCAATGATGTCGGTATCCCTGAGATGTCTGGACCGAAGCTCGTCCCGACCATCGAGGAGACGGGTCCGACCCACGTCGGGGGTATGGCGAACCTCAACGCCGAGCCGTATATGACCCCGTCGGCACCGATGCGGATGTCGGACGATCACGTTCTTCGCGAGAAGTATGACATGCTCCGCAAGTTCGAGCGTCTGGGGAAGATGGGTGTGCCGATGCGTAAGAGGTTCACGATTGACTCGTCGATGGATGAGATGAAGCTTGAACTCGAATTCATCAAGCGTGAGAAGTCGATGGACGCGACGATCAAGCAGTTCTCCGAGTGGTTCGTTACCGGTATGTCCGCAGCCGAGTGGGGATCGAAGAACGTGTCTGCGATGAAGGCGTTCGGACTTCAACTGGACGGTCTCTCAGAGGCTGCCCAGATGAACGTGGTTGATCTGGAAGATGACTTCGAGGAGCTTTATGACCTGTATGGCGAGAACATGAAGATGCACCCTCTTGTTCGCATTCCCCTTCGTGTGTGTATGATGGTCTACATGGTTCACCTCACGAACCAGATGGCACAGAAGGCACCTGTTCCGAACATCCAGGACATTATGCGTCAGAACCCGGACATTGCCCGTCAGTTAGCAGGTGCTGCGATGCAGAATCAAGCCCAGCAGATGAGGAACACTGCAAGTGTGCCTCCTCCTGCACAAGCACCTAATCCTCTTGCGGGTCTGATGAGCTTCATGCAGCAGAGTGTCCCTCCTGCCCCACCGCCGAATCTCGTCCCGAAGCAGCCGGAAAATAAGCCTGTTCGCATCGGAGTCCAGAAGCCGCGTCCCGCCCCTGCTCCCGCACCGGCTCCTGCACCTCCGCAGATTCGCCCCCCTCCTGGAATCGATGACCTCCTGAAAGATATCAAGGCAAGTGTGACAACAGGTCCTCAGACTGGAAGTGCGGTCAAGAAGGGACGCGGTTCGACCGGAAAGTCAGTGTCAATCAAACTTTAACTTCGCCACTAAAAACGGATTCGCCGATACCCACACAATCAAGAAGTAAAAATGCCTACTCTAGAAGTTCAACTCGCAAAGGCAGAGAAAGACCTCGTTGCCATTGAGAAGCTGACCGGTATATACCCGAGCACATGGGAGTGGGGATGGGGTTCGCGTCCTAATCGGGCTGATACACTTCATGGAAACCTGGCGGAACGTCGTGGACTTATTCAACGGATACGGTATCTACAACAGCGACTGGCTGGCCGAAACGAGCGAGCCTCGCGGCCCGAAGTTGATCCGGTGTCAGCGAGACTGGAATGCCAGTCGATTGCCCTTCCAACTCACACATCTGAACCCACTGCCCCTGCGTAATGTTCTGAAACGTCTTCAAACAAATCGATACATCCTTCGAAGTCTTCTTCCCCATATGCCGACAATAGTCACAGTTTGTCATCACGATATACTGTGTCCATGGTCCTGTTCGCAACACCAGTGCGTAGAAGGTAGATAACTGCTTCCACGTCACAACATTTTTCTTATGACTCACGTGCTTCTTATACTTGCACTGAACCGCGTAGTACTTTCCATCACTCTCCGCCACGATATCGATTCCGACATCCGGGCGTTTGAGGCTAAGTTTGGTTAACAACTCCTCAGGAACATCTTTGAGAAGCCAGACATGTTTCAGTTTGCGAACGTGTTTGAGATACAGGACACAGAACTCCTCGAAGACATCGCCTCGGATCTTCTTGTTGTCACGCGTTCGCATCTCGGTGAAGGTGTGTGCAGGTTGATCGTACCACTTTTGGCACTCGGTTAAGAAGACGTCGAAGAGAGAAGTTCCATCTGGCCGCGGCCGAAGGAAGAGTGCGTGAAGATCCATTGCTCACTTATTCGTGGGTGGCTTCGAATCCATTTTCCACAACGGCGGCGTGTCATCGTGGAGCGTGCTCTTCTTCTCCTCCGGCTTACCAGTGAAGCCCTCATTCGGGTGCGTGCGAGAGATGCCCATGGCTAGCACGACGAACCCAGCCGTCAACAGAAGGGCGTGAACAAGGTCGCGTGTTCCCATGTAACAGACCGCAAAGATCGCGACGCGGCGAAGCAGAATGTTCCGCTTGTACTCATCCTCCTTCGTGCTAAACTCATCCACGATGTAGCGAGAACCCACATTCATGAGCATCATACAGATGCCTAAGAATAGGATTTGAGGTTGGATTTTAGGTAGCTTCATTATCTAGTGTTGAGAGTTTAGTGGGTGCCGGGGGCAGCCGTGGGCGTCGTAACCGGCGGCATCGGGGGAGCCTCCTCCTTCTTCTTCATCGTCTTGTCATCCGCATGCTCGTAGGCGGGCATCGCACGGAGGTAGGCGACCGCGAGCAGCAGGGCAACCAGCTCGTTGTGCTGCTTCCAGAGCCACGCAACGAACGCGAACGCCGCCGCCTTTCCGACAGCCGACGAGACAATGAAACTCAGCAGCTTCGGCATAAACGCAATCACTCCAACGAGTGCGGCAACAACGGCAAGTTCGACCTGTCCAGTAAGCTTCATTTGTAGTATCTCGGCTATAATTTTCTACTGATGGAAAGTAATGGCATTGGTCGGAACGGACCTAACTGAGGCACATGGATCGCCGTTTAAAACTGTTCAGTCTCCCATGGCAACACCCGAGATGCCTCCTGGAAATGCGAAGAAGGGCGTTCAGTCCATCGTGGAGAAGATGGAGGGGTCCCTCCCCCTTGATTCGAACCCCGCGACGTCGAACTTTACGGCGAATCCTGTCGCGGTTCAGACAGCGATGGGAAGCCAGCCCGATAAGTTGAGTCGTATTCTAGCCCTTGTGGAACAGAATAAGACCGGGTATGAGACCTCATCGTCGAAGGATATGTTCTTATATGTTCTCACTGGCGTGATGTTCTTATTTACGTTCGATACGTTCGTGACACTTGGGCGATCCATGAGTGGTTAAGTTTAACCCAGTCGTGTCTCGAACGCTGATGAATCATCAAACACATTATCAAGATACTCAATCTCGAAGGTAAAGCTGTTCTCACCGGAGCCGAGAGTGATCGGGGCCCTCGACATGTGACGGCGAAGAGTAAGATGCAGGCGATCTAAACTTCCAATCGGAGGATTGTATCGTGTAACCTGCTCGTCCGCAGAGCTGTCATTGTAATAGAGAGTCGGCTGAGAGACAACGACACCCGTTCCCGTCGACCCCGTAGCAGCATTGACCACTGTGAATGTCGTTGGAGATGGAACCGATGCGACAGTGACTCCTGACAGATTGTACGCAGTCGTTGTTATCCCCGACACAGTCACGATCTGACCAGTATACAGTCCGTGTGCCGCTGATGTTGTATAGGTCACAACTCCCAATGATGCAGATACACTGGCAACAGATGCCGTCACAACCGGAGGAAACGATGTCCATGGAATCTTTGCAAACACAGAGTCCACATTTCCAGAACGATCAGCACCGGGGGCGGTTTCGTCGATGCGATTAAGACCCTCAAGACCAAGTAATACGTAGGTATCGGAGAATGACAGTCCCTGAATGACTGCGTTCTTCAGGCGGAGTGCGGTTACATTGCTAAACACACGCGGGAGATAAACAATGTAATCACCGGGATCAGACGATGTAGCCCCGCCGACGACCTGAACATACTTTGCAGTATCCCTATCGCGGGAATCAATCGTTACGACTCGGGTACACTTGCGGAGAGTAGGTTTCGGACGACTGGTCGTAACCAGAACTCCGTTGCGGTCGTAGTTCATTATTCTTACAAACGATAGTTTTACTGCGTTTAAAGCAAATGGGCGATTCTGGTGCTACTGACATTGGAAATAATGTGACGTGGACAGTTGTGTTAGAGGACTATTTCGCCCAGACAGGTGAAAAGGCGAACGGGTTAGCGATCATGCACAAACGTGCGGAGAGTATCTTTACTCGCCGCAAGACCTACATTGATCTGCCTGTGATTGTGGGTTCGGGTGCGGTTGCCTTCCTGAACGCCGGTTCATCGAGTTTGTTCACTGACCACCAGTTGGCTGCAACCGCATTGGGCGTTGGTTCACTGGTGATTGGAGTTCTGAACACGATTGGCACTTATTTCGGATGGGCGAAGCGTGCAGAGGGTCACCGCATGTCTGGTATCCACTATGCGAAGCTGTACCGTTTCATCAATGTGGAGTTGCGTCTGCCTCGCGAACAGCGTATGCAGCCGGGTGATTTCTTGAAGTATGTCAAGGATCAGTATGACCGTCTTGCAGAGTTGAGTCCAATGATTCCGAGTTCGATTACAACAAGCTTCGGAAAGCAGATGGAAAAATACAAGGATATCTCGAAGCCCGAAGAGACGAACGGGCTGAATAAGATCTCGATCTTCGTGGACTCTGCGAATGAGCTTGGTAATGCAGTTAGTCCTCTTCCGCCCCCACCATTTGAGATGAAGATGAAGGCAACGCCATCTTCGTAACTCGATACTCACGCTTCTTATACAGAGAGTTCCTCTGTCCAAACTGTCTCCTGAATTGAGGATCGACGATGTCGACAATCAGGGGATGAACCACCCTACCTTTCTTTTCCACCCGCAGAATCCGCCCGACGATCTGGTCAATGTCGGGGCGAGGGGTTGCCATCAACAATGTGTTTAGAGTGGGAACATCAAATCCTTCGCGACACATTGAATAGGTCGCGATCAGAATCGCCTTTGTCTTACAGTATTCGGTACGAACGTCTGCTTTTACAGCTGTGCTCAATATACACGCCTTCTCTTTGAGCTCCGGAGTCAGTCCTGCTAGAAGATCCTCGCAGTGCTGAACTCGGTCTGACAACACAAGCATTTGTCGATCCGTATCCATCACGTCCTCAATGATTCGACAGAGCCATGCCGTTCTGTCTTCGCATGCTGTGAGCTTGTTCACCATGATCGGAACGGAAACCATACCTTGCGATGACGTCACGATCTCATTGAACACTGGGTCGTCATTCTGATACTCGTAGACCTCTACATTCACCTTCGTATCAACCGAGTCACCTGTTTCGGACTTGTAGAGCAGTGGACCCAGAAACCAGTGAATCGCATACATCAGTTTGTCCTTGCGATCAGGTGTAGCAGACAGACCTAGCATGTATTTCGAGGTAACTTTTGGTAACGCCTGCACAAACACCTCTGAAGCGATATGGTGACACTCGTCCACAATGACGAGGCCGATCGGCTTGAAGAGATCAACATTTAACTCCTTCATCGAAAGGGTTTGGAGCATAACAATCACAATGTCCTTGTCCGCAACATCGCAGACATCGGCTTGAACCCGACCGATCCTGGCGTTTGGAAGGAAGGCTTTCACTCGGTCAATCCACTGGTCGCGGAGGAAGGAGTTGTGAATGATGACCAGCGTAGGGAGGCGAAGACGAGAGGCGATATAGAGTGCACAGACTGTCTTGCCCCCACCCGTGTGGAGTGAGATAATGCCATCATGGGGCTCGGGAAACAGGAAGGAGTTGACAACGGGGAGCTGTGCGGGTCGGATGGACCCTGCGAAGGTCCAGTGGACTTCCGGAGTCTCTGGCACATCTCGGAGGCTCGGGACTTGTCCATATCGCTCAATCCCGAAGTGCTTGGGAAGGTAGAGGTACTTCTTGTCTTCGTGATAGACGGGATACTTGGGTTGAAACTGTGGCTTGACAATCGAGAAGGGTCTAACCGTAAGAGCCTTTTTGAGTGCCAGTTCGCTTGAATCTTTGGGTCGTTGGTATCCATGGATAGTGAGCATGTAGCCGTTATCTAGTTAGGAGAGTGTCTTTCGTTTTTACTCACGGAAGACGTGAGTGTTGAACGTCGAGTAGACGATGTTCTGGATGCTCGAACGAACCGAGTCCTCATCGAGCTGGGACACACGGTACATCACCGAGGGGAACATCGCAGAGTTGAGCTGGATGCTGTCGAACGGCTCATCGTCGCACTGGATGGAACCGATGAGCGTGTTGACGTAATCAATCGCAGCACCACGGGGGAGGTAGAACTGATTCTCAATATCCTCAGAGTTGTTACGGAACTTCGTCTTGATACTAACGAAGTCGGGCATATCATCGACGCTGCGGATACGGATGAGGTCGTCACGGGACTCGTTGTTGTCGTCGCGAGTGATCTGAATCGACAGTAGCATCATTTGCTACTACTCGAATTGTATGTTTAAATCGGTCCGTCGGCTTCAAGGCCGGGCATATCGTTGTCACGCTCACGATTGCCCTGTGCGGTGTAATCTCCATAATCGCCATGATCGGCATTCACATCTTCCTCATTTGTTGCGTCACGTGGTGCACCGACACCCACATCCCCGTTCTCTTCGCGGACATCAACATCCATGATTGGGGCTAATTCACGATCAAGCTGGGCTGCAAACATATCGCGATCATTCTTCGTAATGATATACGGTGCCATTCCGCGGTCAAGAAGGTCCTTCGTAATCTGTCGCTGACTATCAGTCATCTCACGCATACGGTCTGTGAATAAGTGACGCTCCTTCGCACGTAAGGTGTTCGTCTCTGTCTTTGCGTCTTTTAGCGACGACATCAATGCGAACAATGTGATGTCCTTCTCACGGAACTCCTCATACTCACGCTTCTTCACGGGGTCCTTGATGATACCGCCCATCAACTCTTTGAGGATTCCCTCTGCGATATCACGTAGCAGGTCGGGAGACTTCGTTGTATCAATCAGTCCGGTATCGAGATTCATCTTGAAGTGATCCGCAACACACTGGGCGATCATAAGGTTCGTTCGCCATGAATCACCCTTCTGAACAGTAGGTAACTTGATGCGACGTTGGATATCCTTGACATCAGGAACTCCGACAGCACGAGGTTCGGGAACAGTACGCTGAATGAACTCAGTCGTTCGTGGACGAACGCGGTCAAGAGGAACAACTGGCTGACGAATCACAGGTGCCCGAGGATCTGCCCAGATAGAGCGAGGTCCTGTGCATGCAGGGAAGGATGTCACAGTTCCCATCGTTGTGGGTGGCAGAATGACAGGAACAAGACCGACTGGTGGAGGAGGGGCGGGGTTCGACTCATTCTCCTGCTTTGCTCGGAGCAGGGCAGCTGCGAACTTCGGCTGCATCTTTTTGAGAATCGAGATGACACCCTTGCGAATGGTAGGACCTTCATTAAGAACACCTCGCATCACCGCAACGGACGGACCCTTGAAGGATGTGGGATACGCCTCGAATGTCTTGCGTAAGACAGTCATGAGACTGTCAATCACAGTAGGTGCTTTGTCAGAGTCTGTATCGCGAGGGTATCCGTCAAGTTTAAGAGGCAGAGGACCGAAGGAACGACGAGGCACAAGGCGAGGCAGATGAGTCTGAATCAGGAGAACCGTGGCTGCTAGTCCGACCATTCCTCTGGCTTTTCCATCACGGTCCTTCGACTTGATTGCCCCCGAGATTTCACGGGCTTCTTGGAGGACTGGAAGGATCTGATCCTGGGCAGGCAGAAGTTGAAGAAGCGAGATCAGAAGGAACATCGTTCCATCCGATGGATCTTCGAGGTCAAAGAACCCCTGCATCGCTTTGAGTTTGGTCGTATAGGTAGCTGTTGACTCCGCGTGGAAGGAGTGAGTTTCCAGGGCATCTGAGTGTTTGAGAAGGCGACCTTCCTCCGAGAAGTCTTCCTGATGGACAAGCACATCCTTGTTCACTTCCTCTCCACAAACCTTACAGACTCGTGATCCATCGACACGCGATGTCCACTTGTCGTAGAATGCAAGACGGTCGGCAATCATATCGCCTGACAAGATCGCGATGGTATGGTCGCACACAACAAACAATCCCTCGGGGTCGATCACCTGCTGCTTTGTATGAGGGGCATTTCGTGTCAGTGTGGTGATTGCTTTGAGCTTGTCTTCGGGAAATCGGTCGTCGTCGTTCAGGATCGCCACAACCTGCTGCCGGAGCTGTGAGATTCCACGAGTCGGCTGCTTCTCATACACAGGTCCCTTTGAGGCTGACTTCAACGGCTTGTAGAATGCCAGTGCTTTGACGTGTTCTGTCAGAATCTCCTTCGCAGTTGTCTCCTTCCATTGAAGACGGTTGCGGTATCCGATCTGATGACGCTCCTGCTTGATGATATCGAGGGGAATACACTTGCGAGAATACCTGTTCTTATCAAGCTCCCACTGACGTGTCACACCGCGAAGGGCGAAGTCGTGGAAGTTCAGTCCTGAAAGAAGGCACTCCTCTTCGTTGATATCGGGGAATCGCAGGTCACCGAGTTCAGACACTGGTAGGCTGGCAACTGTTCCCGCATCTCCGGCTAAGGACTGAATCATCTTGATGACAAGACGACCTCCATCCTCCTGAGTCATGAGCCACTTGCGAGGGGCGAGACCCGGGAAATACGGCGACCCATACTGTTCGATGATGTTCGAAGACGGTGGCATACCCTTCGGTTCGGGGAACGCAACATCAATGGGGGCAGGCATCGTATCAATCAACTCCTTCTTTGGGAACCGCTGCTTCCACAACTCCCAGGGAATCGAGCTAAGGGACACATCGTAATATTTGAGATACTTTGCACCCTCTCCATACGGATCCTGTGTGACAGGGACTCCGTGCATGATCACTGCATCCATCTCGGGAATGATCTCGCTTAGCGGCTCATGTGTCTCAATGAACCTAGCTTCGTTCGAAGCTAAAAAAGGGTGATCGGGTAGCGGGTCGGGGATTTGAAGTGGGCGTTTTTCAAGCCAGTATCCGCGAGACTCAACCGAATCATCAGTGCCTTCAACTGGAACGGATAGAATATCAATGCGTCCATCTTCATGACGGCGTGTCTTAGTCATCACATAGCTCGGCAACGCACGGAACGGCAGCTTTCCTTCATCATTCACGAAGGTCGTAGGTTGGGTAAGCGGAAACCCCTTCTGACCTCGATGGGGCAATGGAAGGGCAGAAATCATACGAGGGTAGTAGTTCGCCTGACGAATCGCATTCGGCGAGAACAAAGGAGTCCACGACTCAGCAACACTATATGTTCCCACTTCGGGTGTCGTATACACCGGATGAATCCATGGAAAAACGCGGAGTGTCTTCGGGACCTGAACGTCATAGCCATCGGCTGTCGGAGTGACATACGTCTCATACAAATCGCGAATCCGGTCGACTTCTTTATCAAGCTTTTCTAACTGGGCACGGGTTGTTCGTCCCTTGGGAATCATGTGGTCAAATGCGTCATTCACTTGTTCGTTCAGCGTGTAGAAGCGAACCTTCTCAGCCCGTTGAACTTCTTCATCGAATTCAATCACGTCACCGATGAGTTCCACATCTGTGGCTTCAAAGGTGAGAAACTCGTTCTCCATTATACAGTTCGAAGAACTGTTTCGCACAACGACACCGCCTCATTATGGAGTCGGACAAGCACCTCCTCGGGCTTGACCTTTGTGCGGAATTGCAGAATCAACTTCGCAGTCAGCGGGTGGTCAATTCGGTAGGACACGAAGTCCACCATTCCAGGGGCGTTGTACAGAATTGCTTGGGCCAATGCACCTAGCGTATGGCCCTCTGTTGTGGTCTCGATCACATAGGCTCCCGTATCATCCTTTGAAACAGGCAGCTTGACAAACTCGACGAACTTCTTCTTCAGAACCTCGGCAGCTGTTCGCATCAGATCGCGGGCAGGCTGAACGCCAATGCTCTCCAGCACGAAGTCAAAGTGGTTCGGACGCTCGTTCTCGTCGCGGGCGAATGATCGCTGAATCAGGTGGTTATCAAAGATGCGAACATCCTCACCCGTGTTGCTGAGAATGAAGCTATCGCGGTCGAGCTTTGCACGCTCCTCATCGATGTGGTTCTTGAATGTGGATACACAGACCTGCGAAGCCCCTGTCATCGCCAGACCCAGTCCAGCTTCGATATGGAGGCTCTCATTCGGTTTGAGAGTCAAGAAGTACAGAGGGGCACCCAGATCACGGTCCTTAAGAAAGATACCCTGCCTAGGTCCATTGATCGCAAAGTCATCGCTCGTGATCTCACGCTCATCGGGTCCGGGCATATATCGCAGCGTGATCTTCGTGTCACGAATCACATCACCCTCCGAAGCTGTTACAGCAACTGGGAGCATCTCCACGCGATGCTTTAACATCTCGTGGATCATGTGAGAGGTGTTGTCGCGAATCACGACATCGCGAATCACGACGGTGGGAATCTCAGCAAGAAGGATACGACGAAGGGCATTGACAAACGGAATAGGGACATTTTTGAATTCACACGTAAGACGGTAGCCGTTAAGCGAATACCGAAGGTTCTCCATGCTTACTTATATCTTTCGTTCTTTTGTATTCGTTTTTTTAACTCCGACAGACAATGAGCAAGCAGCCTGTTTTATTCTACAGCACACGGGATGCAAACAGTAAGCAGATTATTGATACGCTCAATGCCCTCAACAAGCAGAACCTTTGTCGTCTGGTGTCCATCGAGAGCGTGGGCGATCGTCGCCAGCTCCCGGACTTCTTGAAGAGCGTGCCGACGCTCTACCTCCCAGAGACGAATGATATCTATGTCGGCAAGGATATCTTCGCCTACATCTCGAAGCCTGTGGCTGCACGTCGCGAGGTGCCGAACAACACGCCTGGATCAAAGCAGTCTGCAACGGCTGCAAGCGGTGATCTCGAATCGTGGTCCTTTTCCACAGCAGGTGGATTCTCGGACTCCTATTCAAGCTGGGATGGAAATGCTAGCACAAGCGACCAGCTGTTCTACACCTTCCTCGATGGAACACCTCTTGCCCCTGGACCTGCCGAGCCTCAGACGAAGCAGAGTTACGAGGGTGTCAAGGACGGACGCAACGAGGACGTTGGGTCACGATTGAAGAGGCTTCAACAGTCTCGTGACGCAGAATTTAAAGGAGTTACACGTCAATAGATATAACCGGTAATGGCACATTCCAAGTCCAAACTTCTCTCGATCTTTTTCGATCAATGGGAAGCCTTCTTTGAGGAGCTGATTCGCTGCTTTCCTGGAGACGTTGACTTCCCTCGACTGAAGTCCTACCTTCGAATTGGGCGTGCTGTGAATCCGAAGCGAGTGATCAATGCCGTGCAGAAGCACATGTTTCCGTTTGAGAACCTTGTCCGTTCAAAGAACGCAGACTTCTTCTTGAAGTATCCGTTCAGTGAATATGATGGCAAGGAAGATATTCAATATGTCATTCAGAAGGTCAAGGCCCTCTGGTTTGAGTTGTCACCGAACAATCAGTCTGTCGTTCTCGACTACGTTATAATTCTTGTTGATCTTCTGCACCGATACCTTGCGATGCCTTAAGCTCTGCAACACCAGCTGCCGCATCCCCGAAATTCCTAAACAGAATCTGATTCACCTCCGCAGGAGTCCACTTATAATTCAGAGACGGGTCGTCGACGACACTGTCTGAATCGTAGAACGACCTGACCATCTCCTGAATGACGGCGAGGTTGCACTTCTTGAAGTTGACAATCATATCGATACGTCCGGGACGGATCAACGCCCGATCAATCCTCTCAGGGAAGTTCGTCGTGATCGCGAGAATACGTCCATTCGCTTCAAGAGTTCCATCAAGCAGGTTCAGAATAAAGGAGAGGTCAATCGACTCCTTCTCATCCTCCTTGCGGTCAAACATGTCTTCCTCCTTCTTCGCGATCGTCGGCTTCTTCCACTCACGACGCAGAACTGTGTCACCCATTGCATCAATGTCCTCAATGACATACAGTCGCTCAGACACTGGGATGGTGTACTTCTCCGTGTTCACGCCATTGTAGACGTGAACCTCGTCATTGAAAAAGAGGTGGTGAAGCTGGGCTTTCGACTTGATCTCTGACAGCTGAACATTGATGATATGTCTCTTTCCCTCATTCGCAATCGCCTTGATCGATGAGGTCTTGCCTGTTCCCGCTGGACCGTGAAACATGAACCCGAGCGTATAGGGGATTCCCTTCTGATCATACCAGTCACGGCGTGTCAGAAAGAAGTTCACTCGGTTCTTCACCTGATCACGCTCCTCGAAGAACACGTTCGAGAAGGTCCGGTTCGTAGTGAACTTTGACTTCGTGTAGACAAGGTGGCTCGTGGGCAGAGGGTTCTGAACTCCCTTACCCTTCGTCTGAATCATCTGGTCAAAGTAATACCTGTGTGTTCCCAGCTTGTTTGCCATACGACGCTCGTAATCCGCATTACAGTTGTCCACAAACGATTGGAGGTGCTGAACATCGTGGTCGTAGCAGTAGAGCTTGAATTTGATCAATTCAAGTACGCCGTCGGGAGAGACCTTGACCTCGCCTAGCTCAAAGAACACGTCAGATTCAAGACATACAGGCTCAAACTCATTCGGCAGGTAATCGTGCTGCGTAACTGCGAGAAGCCTCTTCATCGCAGGAAGAGTGGTTACATACTGAACAACTGCGTCCATACGTGATGAGTAACTGGTCTGGATTGTCGCCGAGTTACGGTTCTGGGTCGTGACCACTCCACGCTCAAACACAATCGCAGCCCGCGGTGTCTTCAAGATTGACTTCGGAACAGGGCGATCACGACGACAGAACATCGCCGATGCCCACGCAGACCACGTGGGGTATGTCCGCACAACAAGGTCAAAGCTGTTCAGGGCCATCATGTTCATGAGCGGATTCCTCCCTACGCCCATTTGCAGAGTCATTTGGGCTTTCAAGAGGTCGTTGATTGCCTGCATGGTTGTTTACCCGAATGTCTGTGTAATACACTTATCGAGCGTTGATCCGACAGGATGAACCGGCTTCGTGCGACGCAAACGCAGCTCCTTCGATGCCTTCTCGACCGTGTCCTGTGAGAGAGTGACATACCGCTTGACATCACGCACAGGACCCTGGACATTCATGGTTGGAACATGGAGTCGCAACGGAGGCAACGCAACCGCGACCATATCATCCGAACTCGCCAGATACTCGCGATACTGCTGGATGTCCAGAGGACCGCCGAACATGCGAAGAACCGTGCGGGGAGGGGCGGGAGTCAGCTCCTTCTTCGTGTAGAGAGTGCGATACATGTCCGCAAGAAGGCAATGGCGAGTCCACCTCACTGTGTCTGAATGATGGGTGTCTGCGTAGAGATACGCCAACGCACACTCCGGGGAACAAAAGTGACCCTCGCACGTATACATGTTCTCATACGCATCGTAGCTCACCGGGAGAACGCATGCCTTCCAGTTGAATCCAGAGCAGCACCAGAAGCAGGCAGCCGAGTTGTAGCTAGGGGACTTTGTTCGCGTCAGAATCTCCTTCATGGTGTCGGTATTGAACCGCTCGCTGACACGAGACGTTTCAACAGCCGAGAGAATATCAGAATAGGTTGTAGACCCCTGCTCTTGGGGTGCCGGTGTGTTCTCCTCGACTGGGAGGCGTAATGAAAACACAACAGGTGCTTCTTGAATTTGTTTGCGTGGGGGCATTTATTGTTGTTGGGTTAGGGTGTTTAAGTGTTTAAGATGGCGACAAGCGTCGATAAAGTGTGTTAAAAACTCGGCTAGAAAATCTGTAAGAGAAACAAAAATGAGTGAACCTACGCCACTTGTTACGCTGTCAGAGTTACTTATGCTTCCGGCAAGCGTCTCTTCAAAAGAGGCATCCGATGCTGCTCTTCTCAGTGCGGTTGTAAATCCGACACGCGAGGCGTATTATGCAGATCTCGTAAAATGGGCAACGGCTGGGTTCCCAAACCTTTTCGTTTTGCACTCCTACGAGCTTTCTCCGCCAGTAATTTGTTCAGATGGAGTATCTCGTCCAATCCGAGAGTACGTCGATTTCATATTGCCAACACCGATGAAAGATAATATACTCGCTATCGAGGCAGCACTGCCCGGCGTACATCCATCGTTTGCGTTCGTAGGAAATAGTATGCAGATTTGGGTGTCAAAGGCATAACTTAATTGTTCATTGCGTTAGGGACAAGGCATGTACATGAAACCGTTCCATATGACGACGCTGACCATGCAATTGACAATGAACCGTACAGGTTAAAGTTAATCGTTAGAGCTGCACCACCACTCTGAATATTGAAAGCACCTGCGGTAGCCTGATTGATATTTGAAGTTCCACCATAGTAGACAAGCTGGTAGCCACAGCTGCCGTTTCCTACTCCCCAGAAAAACGCATATAATCCCGCATATACAATGTTGCATGAACCGTTAGTTCCATACATGTAATACGTTGTTCCGTTCATATTCACATACCCTGTTGTCATACTGCAAAAGCCAGGTGACATGAGAGGTTGTCCAACACCCGCACGCGGAAGAAGCATCGTGCAATTGGTCGCTCCTGCGGCTGTAGTGAACGAGTTGGAACCAATTTTCACGTTATTTATGGTCGCTGTCCCGCCATTCGCCACTAGCTGAATATTAGATCCATCTAATCGCAAATTTTTCCATGTATCGTTCGGTGCTAGTGCTGTAACATATGCGGTATTGGATGCGACACTGTATCCAAGTCCAAGTCCTGGAGTATTTTTAGCTGTAGCAGCGTTAGCAGCTGGAGTGACTACCATCCAGGTTGAATCCCAACCCAAAAAGGTGTCTAGGGCGTTTCCGGATGTTTTCACATGGAATCGCCCAACCGGTGAGTTATTGTTGATACCCACATTTCCAGTTGAGCCAATACACATCCATTGATTGGCATTGTTCATATCCGTAAAATAGAGTGGGGCAGCTGATCCAGTATCAGAATTTACTCCAGCTTCGATGTAGCACGCACTTTGAGTTCCAGCCATAACCAGTTGCCCTGCAGTTGTTCCCGACGTTATAGTACCGCAGTTAATCGCATTCGTACCTAATCCAAGCGTTCCACTCGACGTTATAGCACCGCAGCCCAGCGTTCCCATACCCGAGACTGCGGTACCGGACAGCGTGATTCCGTTAAGACTCGTCACGCTCGATACACTGGGAGACGTCACGGTTGACGCATAGATATTGGTAACCGGACGAGCAGACTCACCAATCGAAGTAATCGACGCAGCTGCACTGTTTGAAATGCTCGTCACACCGGAGATCTCATGACTCTTCATATCTATGCCACCCGAGCTAATACGGAGAGTTTCTGAATCATTATTGATAATCCTGAACACACCGTCGGAAATCCAATCAAATCCAGTATCCGTGTCCGAGTAACTCAACGATAGTCGATTGTCATTAAAAACAAAGTTTGCAAGGCGTGCATTTCCTGCAACGTGTAACGTATATTCGGGTAACATATTTCCGACTCCTACGCGGCCTCCAAATGGTTGTAAAATGACATGATCAGTTGCGTAATCATTATCACATCCGATCAAGAGACGGGACTCTTCACTTCCTGCTCTGTTTGAAACGTCATCCATAAAGGTAATATATCCATAATCGCCACCGTCATTGGTTTTGCTAGGAAACAGAATCGAACTATGGCCGTTGGCATTATTGTGATATAGAGTCAATGATCCACTTGTCTTTCCTGCGATTGCTGTAGTTGGCATCGTATTTGCAGTTCCGGCAACCACGTTTGTTCCAGTGGTTTCATAGATGCGAATTTGTCCACCTACATCCAGTGTGTAGATGGTGTACTATTATTGATACCTACGCCAGCGGCTGTCACACTCATCATGTTGACGTTAGCTGTTCCGGGTGCCGTTGATCCATCCGACGTAGTGGTGCTATGTAACCAAAAGTCGATGGCACTTTTATTATTGGCCACTACACTATTGTGTCGAGTTGCGATGTAATGATTATATCCTCCGTCGCGATATTGAAACTCAATCTGAGCTAACGAACCTCCGGTATTGGGATTTCCATTCTGGGCTGCGAATGGTGAAATTGGAGCAATTGCACCTGTGTTCGTCAATGTTCCGAGTAATTTCTGAGAACGGGTGGTTCCATTCACATCCAATGTATACCCGGGGTTCGCCTGTCCAATACCCACACGCCCAATGTTATCGATCGACATTCGTAACGTTGGATCTCCGCCCGAGCTCGCACCATCGTGTGTATAGAATTTCAGCCAGGATTGATAGTTACCTGCATTGCTATTAGATGATTCAATCATCGAGCAGTAATCAAGATTGCCCGCAGCGGGATTCGGGCCCAAAATAATACGAGCAACGCCCGCGTTCGCAGGGTTTCCGTATACATACATATTTGAGGTTTTCGTGTTTCCATTTACATCCAACGTATACGCAGGTGCATTACAGTTGATACCCACATTTCCATTATCAACTAATGTAAGAACGTTCGATGTTCGGGCAGCATTGCCGAGGAAGTTGAACCTCCAGCCACTACCGTCTCCCCATGAAGTGATCGTATTATCTGGGCTTGAAACGGCTTTATATATTGTTGAAACTGCTGCTGCTGCTGCTACTGAAGGAAGTGATATCGTTGTGATTCCAGATAATGCACCTGCTGGAGTAAGCACAGCTGTCGAATGGGCGTTGACTGTTCCTGAACTTGTACCCGAAGTGATCAGCGAATTGCAGGTAACATAGTTCGTGACTGATACAACGCCCTGTAAGCCCTGCGGACCCTGTGGACCCACTGGACCGATTGGGCCCTGGCCACCAACTGTACCAGGATTGCCCTGAACTCCCTGCGGACCCTGATACGGACTGTAATAGAGAACGGATGGCGAATTTGTGGTCGTAACCCCAATCAAGACACTTGTATAATACGAATAACTGGTGACAGGAGATGTAAAGGTATATGTCTGCAATGACCCGGTTCCAGTGTAGGATGTGGGACTTACAACAACCGTATTTGTTCCGTTGAGAGTCTGAAATACAGTAAGCGTATAGGCTTGTCCATTCGTAACACTCACCTGATAGGTCAGAGTCGGTGGTGGACCAACGCTGATCTGTGGTGTTGGTTGAGACAATACGCTCATCTTACTTTCTCAAAACGAAAAGAACACCGGGCAACGAACACATCTCACCTAAAATGTCAGACCTCTCCGCCTACAAGAAGCAGACGCACCGCGAACACATCCTCTCCATTCCCGACACCTATATCGGCAGCATTGAAACCGCAGCCGAAGAGGTCTTCGTTCGAGATGGAGATGCCTTCAAGACTACAACTCTACCCGTCAACCCTGGATTCTACAAGCTGATCGATGAGCTACTTGTCAACGCACATGACCACGTCATTCGCCTTCGTCAGAAGAAGTCTGAGACGCCTGTCAAGCACATCGAAGTAACATGTACAGATGACCTGTTCAGCATTGAGAACGACGGAGAGTCCATTGACGTAGCACAACACCCCGAACATAAGGTCTGGATTCCGCAGATGATCTTCGGTGAGCTACTGACCTCAACCAACTACAACAAGGATGAGAAGAAGCTCGTTGGTGGAAAGAACGGCTATGGCGTAAAGCTGGTCAACATCTTCGCGAAGAGCCTGACTGTCAAGATCGTTGACCCGGTTCGAAAGCTGTCCTATACGCAGACGTTCGCAGACAACATGACAAAGATCGGAACTCCGGTTGTCAAATCAGCCAAGGGAAAGGGATGTGTTCGTCTCGAATGGAGTCCAGACTTCGCCCGATTCGGTATGGCAAACATCGGAGAGATGAAGCAACTCGTTGAACGCCGAGTATGGGATCTGGCGATGACACTCGGAAAGGATGTGAAGGTAACCTGGAACGGCGACCTTGTCAAATGCCGATCGGTGACCGAGTATGCAAAGGCGTTCGGATGTGAGACGGTTGTAGCGGAGTCTCCCAATGATCGCTGGAACATTGTGATCGCAGACACTCCGACGGACAAGCAGTTCGCGATGTCGTTTGTCAACGGCATCTGGACTTCAAAGAACGGAACGCACGTGGACGCAGTGACCAGCCAGGTCGTGAACCATGTGGTTGAATACCTAGAAACCAAGAAGAAGATCAAGGTCAAGCCCGGACTTGTTCGCGACAACCTCGCAGTGTTCATCACATCGATGATCGAGAACCCGAGCTTCACAAGCCAGACGAAGGAGACACTGACGACCAAGCAGTCAGCATTCGGTTCAAGTCCGAAGTTGGGCGACGATACGTTGAAGAAGATCGTCTCGAAGCTGAACCTTGTCAGCACGATTGTCGAAGCCCAGTCAGCGAAGGATGCGAAGGACAACTCGAAGACAGACGGTAAGAAGCAGACGCGAATCACAGGTATTCCGAAGCTGGATGACGCTGTTCTCGCAGGAACCAAGGATTCCGCCAAATGCACGCTGATCCTGACGGAAGGAGATTCAGCGAAGGCGATGGCTCTCAGCGGTCTGAGCCAGGAGCAACGCAAGACGTTCGGAGTCTACCCGTTGAAGGGCAAGGTCCTGAATGTGAAGGACACATCTGACTCGAAGGTCGAGCAGACGAAGGAGATTGCAGAGTTGAAGAAGATTCTCGGACTCACGTCTGGGAAGAAGTATACGAACGTATCTGACCTGCGATACGGTTCGATCATGATCATGACGGATCAGGATCTCGACGGCAGCCACATCCGTGGTCTGTTGATCAATCTGTTCCACGAGCTCTGGCACGAGCTGATTGCGATTCCTGGGTTCCTGACCTACATGGCGACTCCGATCGTGAAGGCGACGAAGGCTCGCGGAGGAGCCAAGGGCGACGTGGAAGTGAAGGTGTTCTACTCGCAATACGAGTATGAGCAGTGGCGGAAGGAGAACAGCAGCTGGAAAGTCAAGTATTACAAGGGACTGGGTACGTCGACTCGCGATGAGGCGAAGGATTACTTCACGAAGGTCAATGCTGTGAAGTTTGAATACACATCCGAGTCAGATGCGTCAATCGATCTGGCATTCAACAAGCAGCGTGCGGACGACCGCAAGGAGTGGTTGAAGACCTACGATCACTCGGCATTGATTCCGACGGGACAGAAGCTTCCCTACAATGACTTCATTCACAAGGACCTGATTCATTTCAGCTACTACAATCTCGAACGCTCGATCCCGAGTGTGATGGACGGATTGAAGACTTCACAACGGAAGATCCTCTATGCTGCGTTCAAGCGAAATCTGACACAAGAGATCAGGGTTGCACAGTTCGCAGGATACGTATCTGAGCACACGGGCTACCACCACGGTGAGGCTTCGCTGAATGAGACCATCATCGGAATGGCTCAGGAGTTCATGGGTGCGAACAACATCTCATGGCTCGTGCCGCAGGGACAGTTCGGAACCCGCATTCAGGGTGGAAAGGATGCGGCGTCTCCTAGGTATATCCACACCTATCTCCAACCTCGCGTTCGCAAGCTGTTGCCTGTCGAGGACTTTGATGTCTTGAAGTACCGTGATGATGACGGTCTCCCAGTTGAACCGGAGTGGTATGCCCCCGTGCTTCCGATGCTGCTTGTCAACGGGGCCCGAGGCATCGGAACCGGATATAGCACGAACATCCCACCCTGCAATCCCAAGGTTCTGAAACAGATGTTGAAGGATCACCTGAACGGTTCCCCACTCACAACGCCACTGACTCCGTACTTCGAGGGGTTCAAGGGTAAGTATACCGAGGAGGGTGTCGTAGGTGCATATCGCAAGGACGGTACAGACTTCGTGATCACTGAGCTGCCTCCCGGCGAATGGACGGCTGACTACCGCGAGTGGCTCGAAAAGGAACTCGCAGAAGGACGTATCAAGGACTTCTCTGACACTTCGACGGATCAGGATATCTGCATTCGGATTAAGGGAATCGAGGAGGCTGCACTTGTCAAGTCTCTGACTGTCAAGGTCAAGACCACAAACATGCACGCGTTCAACCATAAGGGCGTGATCACCAAGTATGCGACACTTAACGATATTCTGATTGAGTACGCTGAGGTCCGCTTAGAGTTGTATGAGAAGCGTCGCCTTCATCAGATCGCAGCACTGGAAAAGGAGGTGCCGTATCACGACGACATTGTGCGGTTCATCGAGAACCAGTGTCTTGACACACCTGTCCCCGATCTGCGTCGCAAGACCAGATCTGAGTGTGATGCACTCTTGACGCAGCACAAGTACACTCACCACGCAGAGATTCTGCGTCTTCCGGTTTCGAGCTTTACTGCAGAGGTGATCTTGAAGCACCGCACAGAGCGTGAGGCGGTACTGAATTCACTGAAGAAGCTGCGTGAGACAACAGCTGCGAAGTTGTGGCTTGCCGATTTAGAGCAAGTGTAAAGAACAAAGACTATGGACTACAACTCCCTTCTTCGGGCAACCGATAGGGCTGCCCTTCCCAATTATTCAACAGATCCGCGTATGTTACAGCAGTCTCCTAGAAACGGCATCGAGTTCCAGGGAGACCCACGCTTCTTGGGACCAGATGTGGGAACTCGCAACGATGCGAACTCTGTTCAAGCTACACCGAAGACAGTCCCTGTGAAGCATTACGTCGTGATCGATGCCTCACAGCGAAACTGGGTATTACAACCAAACCCATATAGCAACCTCGTCTACAGCTTCGGTAGCCAATCGCTCAATGGGTCTGCACCGCCGGTCTATACAAACAATCCATTCGTCCCAACCTTCGGTGCGAATGCCGCCGGTGTCCTGAATACACAGCCCGGTCTTCCTAACACGCAGGGCTGGTACATCTCTAATACATTTTACCCCCCTTACAACTCATCTCTACCCAAGGGCAACTTTTTAGCTTATGATACTGGATACACCATCAATCCATCTGGTCTTGGGTTTGGAAGTGTGTTCACGCCGTCGAATGTTCACTCGATTCGCCTCGTCCGTGCCTTGTTACCGCAGAGGCAGTTTTTGAGTATCCCGATTCTTGTGAACTCCAACGCAACCGCTGTTGATCTATCAAACTACGGTGCCGCAGGGACTCTTCAGACTCAGTTAGCCAACAAGTCCTATTCCACATTTGCAACCTACCCCTATTTGCTCTTCAATCTTAACGAGTACCCGGGCAAGTATGTGGGAGGCAATGAAGCCATGCGTAGGGCCTTTTCAGTCATGACACAGAAGACGCGTACACAGACGAATTTCAACATCGATGTAGGCGTTCAGCATTATGACTACGAACCATGGGGTGCAGAGACAATGGTCTTTCAAAGTCCAATCACGAATCTCCATCAGCTTAAGTTGACCGTGACGGATCCCGACGGTCTTTTGTTTACTCAGAACGATGCATTAAGCATCACGCTCATTCAGTCCGATTCGAATCAGCTGTTCCTCAAGTGTTTCACTGGAACCAACCAGTTTTTCAATAACAATGAACTGCGTGTAGGTGATCGCGTTGTATTTGATCCAGGTTCGCTATCGAACATTATCAAGTCGGCGTTGATTGCAACCAATTCAGATAAGGTTCAGGTCGCCGGTCTTTTGGCTACAGTATCGTTCCCTGTTCTCGAATTGCTCGATTATGTTGCGAATAGCAACGGTCTGTTCGTTCCCCGTGACTCAAACACGGCACGAACTGCCTCGTATGATACGTCGTACAACGGGTTCCTGATTCCGAACTTCTTGACCGTGAACTCAACTGGTGATGTGACCCCGACCTATCCGAATTCAGTGGATGCAAACAACTACAACGTGTTCTCATTTCCCATTCAGTACAATGTCAACCCTGTTCAGTTCGTAGCAAGCCTCCCATTCTTGAACACATCTCTTCAGCCGACCTATACACTTGAACTGACATGTCTTGAGCCGGACACCGGACAGCTCGGTGGGAAGATTACACAGTAATTTCCTCCCTCTACACAAATGTCGTCTCTGGTCCAGGACTGGGTCCAAAGTCTGTCTGATTTTTACACCGGAACTGCGATTCCCAACGCACCCAAGCACACGGGTCGTCTCCCCCTCTCGGACAGTGAGGAGAAGATGTCGATTCCGCGTGGAACACTCTACACTATGCATGAGCCGGCAATGATCCCCACACAGGTCGCAGAGCAGATTCAGTATCGCCACACCAACACGCCGCTGAACACGGTGTTTTTCAGCGAGGCGAACAAGGCGAACCTCCAGCAGAAGATCCACGATGCAGTTCTTGCGGCGAGCAAGGGTGAGTATGATATCGGCGAGCAGAGCGAGGCCGACCTGTCGCTGATCATGCGAAGCTATTACCTCCAGTATGCAGAGAACGACCCGTCTGAGGTAGCCGCTGAGCTTGATAAACTCAATCAGCGTGTGGTCGCTTACGCGTCGAACCGCATCATGGTCGAGATCGTGGCCTACAAGCGTTTCCGTAAGGACATCCTCGACTTCCCTGAGCCGATCGAGCGTCCCAAGGACATGCAGATCTATGGAACGCGTACGGGAGAACTCAAATCATTTTTCTGAAGTAGGTAATGTTGAGGTTTCAATATCGAGTCTTCCTTCACGAAGGATCTCGCTGGTATATCTGGGAATCGTCCTGGGGCATGTATCGCCCAATTGATGGACTGCGATGGACGGGAACAGAACTCAAGCTCGATGATGCAGAGTATTGCAGAGAGCTAACGGATGAGTTCTATGGCTATGGAGGTGAAAAGATGTATAATAAATGCTTTCACCTGACTCAAGAGTTCTCTGAGATCGAGACTGCGAAACCTATTCCTTTCCTGACGATCGGGGCACAGGAGTGGTTTCGCGACAGGCCCATCGCATTGACAGACTGTGCACCCCGCGATACTCCATCATGGAAACGAATGAACCTTCGCCGTCGAACGTTCAAAAATCGCGTGCGGAAGACATTTACGAAACGGAACATGAAGTAACATAATGAGGGTAAATTTCATCGGAACCTTCGGAAAGAATACGGGCGTCTCACAGGATGTCTCCATTCTTCACGGACTTGTAGCCCATGTGTTGGGAAAGGATGCACAGATTCGGCACGTTCATCATCGCCACCCCCACTGCCCTCCGGCCGAGATCAACTTCTTTATTGAGGTGATCAATCCCGCACTGTTTGTCCATGCAGGCAAGAACATCTGGCTGCCGAATCAGGAGTGGACCTATCAGACGTTCAAGCCCTATGCACAGATGGTCGACGAGATCTGGGTCAAGACTCATGAGGCAGAGAAGCTGTTTCTCGAGTGGACTCCGAACGTGAAGTATGTCGGTTGGACGTCCATCGATAAGAAGTATGAAGTCAACAAGGATCCGACGAAGGGAATCGTGCCTGTCGGAACCAACGTTTGGCGTCACCCGAAGCCAATTCTTCAGGCGTATTCTCGTATTCTCTTACAGACACCGGATGTCTTTGAGAAGCTGCCGCACTTGACGATTGTTCACCGTCCTTCGGTTGTTCAGATCGGTGATATCCCGGAAGGAATCAAGAGCAAGATCACAGTGCGAGGCGAAGTCATTCCAGACGAAGAGTACGATGCCCTTCTGCATACATGCGGACTGGTTGTATGTACGTCTGCTGCGGAAGGATTCGGTCACGCAGTCAACGAGGCACTGTCAGCCGGATGTATCCCGATTCTCAGTCCCATCGAGCCGTTTCGTGAGCTGGCGAAGAACGCCCTTTGGGTCTCGAACGCAAAGGTGATCGCCCACCCTCAGTGCCTCGGAGTTCTTGAAGATGTAGATGTCGATTCACTTGCAGATGCACTAATTGCGTACACTCGTCTGACACCCGAGGAAGTCAAGGGCATCACAATGGACAGTCGCGAAACGTATGAGGACAGGCACGAGATATTCGTGAAGAGTATGTTGTCTCGCCTGGATGCCCTGTTTCTCGGGATGACGCCGTTCTCTCTTGAAGACAGGCTGCCGAAGGAGGCAGACCTTCCACCTGTTTCAATCATCACTCTTACGCGTGACCGCCGCATGTTCATTCCTCTGGCGAAGTATTGCTTCCTTGCCCAGACCTATCCAGAGCAACTGGTAGAGTGGGTGATCGTCGACGATGGCACTGATCCTATTAAGGATATGATCTCTGACCTCCCTAACGTCACGTATGTCTTACTTGATGAGCCTATGACCATCGGTGCGAAGCGTAACCTTGCGATCTCGAAAGCGAAGCATGATGTCCTCGTAATGATGGACGATGATGATGTTTACCCCAACAACTCTGTTCTTTCGCGTGTTGCCCACATGATCGCAGGGCCCCGCAAGGAGTGTCTGTTTTCCACGGTTCTCCCGTGTTACGAGATCCACGAGACGAAGTCGTTCATGAATGTTCCTCCGATTACGCTTGACATGTCGAAGCGAGTCAGTGAAGCCACTCTATGTTTCACGCGGGCATTCTGGACTGAACGTGGATTCCCAGATCAGCAGATTGCCGAAGCAGACGCATTCATTCACGGTCGTGAACAGATGTGTCGGGAGTTTTCTCCCCAGGATGTGATTGTGAGTCTCTGCCACAAAAAGACGACATCGAGTCGCCGCCCTCCGCCGATGGAGGCAAATGGTTCACATTACGGATTCTCTGATGAGCTGTTTACGCTGATCTCTGAGATTGCGGCGTGCTTTTAAGTAAAATCCGCAACACCACTAAATACATTCGACCCATATCCACCTCGACGCACACGTCGGGTTCGCTTCCGAGCCCTGCGTGTTCGTTTTTTGATTGTGCGTTTCATTTGTTAAGTTGTAAGAGATTTACTACTTGTGACGACGGCGTCCACCGACAGTCGCGGCAGTCTCAGCCCCGGCAACAACACTCAGACCCACGGCACCGCCGCGAACGAGGTGGGCCTTCTTCGCACGGGCACGGAGAGTCGACTTCTTGCCTGTCGTCTTGAGACCGGCCTTCTTCAGGAGCTTCTTCAGGGTCTTCGCCTTGATGCCACGACGTCCGCCAGCCATTCCGGGGTATGCGGCTGTTCCAGCGGGGACCTTGTTACCATTTAAATCGACTTGCATGTTTCCGGACATTTATTCTTACGCGAGGAAAACTTACTTCTGCAGGACCTCCTCACCTTCCTTAGTCGGGACCTCTCCGCCGCGAACGAGGTGGGCCTTCTTGGCACGGGCCTTGAGCGTCGACTTCTTGCCAGAGGTCTTGAGTCCCGCCTTCTTCAGCATACGCTTGAGCGTCTTCGCCTTGAGGCCGCCGCCCGTCAGCGAACCGGGACCGGCAGCCGGGGACTGCAGGTTGTCGGCACTGACCAGCACACCGCCACGGATGAGGTGGGCCTTCTTCGCACGGGCCTTAAGTGTTGTCTTCTTGCCAGACGCCTTGAGTCCTGCCTTCTTCAGCATACGCTTGAGAGTCTTTGCCTTGAGTCCGTGCATTTTCTATTTAACGCAGAAGAAATGTCTAGCGACGGCGGCCACCGACAACCGCGGCTGTCTCGGCCACGCCACCTCCGCGGATGAGGCGGGCCTTGCGGGCACGGGCACGGAGAGTCGACTTCTTACCCGTAGACTTGAGGCCAGCCTTCTTCAGGAGCTTCTTCAGGGTCTTCGCCTTGAAGCGGGTACCCTTCGCGGCACGGAGCGTGTGGCGACGGTGGCGACGACCGGCGACCGCGGGCTTCTCCTCATCTGACTCTGACATCTCATCAATCACCTTGGGCGGGGCGAGTTCGGACATTTTGTTTAAACGTACATACAATTTCTTCACGCCGAGCAAGTAACGCACGATGGAGGTTCGACAGTGAATTGCTGAGCCTTCGCAGCTGCCTTGGTTCGTAGGTAATAGCACCCGGTCTTCAAGCCCTGCTTCCACGCATAGAAGTGCATGCTCGACAGCTTCGAATAGGTAGGGTCGGCGATAAACAAGTTCAGCGACTGTGACTGACATACGAAGGGTGCCCGGTCACGAGACATGTTGATCAATGTCTTCATCGGAATCTCCCACGAGGTCTTATACAGATCGCGAAGCTCCTCCGGAAGCTCGGCAATGTTCGACACGGACCCATTGTTCGCGATGATCGAGGTGCGAATGTCAGATGTCCACAGCCCACGGGCGACGAGGTCCTCAACCAGATACTTGTTGATGACGATGAACTCACCTGCGAGGACACGACGGGAATACAGGTTCGAGGTGAACGGCTCGAAACACTCGTTGTTACCGAGGATCTGTGACGTGGACGCAGTGGGCATGAGTGCAATCATCAGCGAGTTTCGCATACCGCCTGAACACAGCTTACGCAGATTGTCCCAGTCCAGATACGATGTCTTCGGTTTCTCGTTCCACAGGTCAAACTGCATCTTCCCATTGCTCATCGGCGAACCCTTAAAACTCAGGTACGACGCATGTCCGTTCAGCGTAAGACCACGCCACTCATCGCGGGTAGATAGGAGCATGCTCTCCGTTGCCGCCGCGAAGTAGATGTTCTCAAAGATCTCGCGATTGAGATCAGCAGCAGCTTGCGACGTCCAGGGCATACGCAGCAGTGCGAAGACATCCGCAAGTCCTTGAACACCGATGCCGATCGGGCGGTGACGGAAGTTCGATCGAGAACACTTGTTTGTGGGGTAATAGGTCTTGTCAATCACGATGTCAAGGTTGCGGGCGAGGATCGACGTATACGAACGCAGCTTCCCGAAGTTGAATACACCATTCTCCACGAACCTGGGAAGGGCAAGAGATCCCAGATTACAGACGGCTGTCTCGTCGGGGCTCGTGTACTCGATGACCTCCGCGCATAAATTTGAACTCTTGATCGTCCCGAGGTTCTGCTGATTCGACTTTGCGTTGCAGGCGTCCTTGTAGAGAAGATACGGCGTACCTGTCTGGATCTGGGAATCAAGAACCATCTGCCACAGCTTCTTCGCAGGAATCTGCTTCATGAACTTCCCCTCCTTCTCATACTTGGTATACAACTGACAGAACTCATCACCCCAGCAGTCAGACAGGCCAGGACACACGTCAGGAGTCATGAGTGACCACATCTCATCCTTCTCTACACGCTGCATGAAGAGATCTGAGATCCAGAGACCATAGAACAAGTCGCGGGCACGCTCCTCCTCATTACCAGTGTTCAGTTTGAGACGCAGGAACTCCTCGATGTCCGCGTGCCATGGTTCAAGGTAGATCGCAAAGGAACCGTTACGCTTTCCACCCTGATTCACATACTTCGCAGTGTCATTGTACACCTTCAACATAGGAGTCAGACCAGTGGACTTACCATTCGTTCCCTTGATCAATGCACCGCGGGCACGGATGTCGTGAACGGACAGACCCACGCCGCCAGCCCACTTACTGATCTGGGCACAGTCGCCGAGCGTATCGTAGATGCCCTTAATCGAATCCTCCTGAGAATTGACCAAAAAGCACGAACTCAGCTGGGCATGTTTCGTTCCTGCGTTGAAAAGAGTGGGTGTTGCATGAATGAAGTAACCTCGGCTCATCGCATCATACGTCTCCTTCACCTTAGGATAATTGTCACCGTGCAACTGCATCGAGACACGCATCCACATGTGTTGAGGACGCTCCCAGATACGCCCGTCACGACGACGGAGGAGATACCCATTCTCCAACGTCTTGAACCCAAAATACTCGAACATGAAGTCGCGAGAATACTCGATCATCCCCTCAAGTTCCAGGTTCTGTGCAGACTTGTAATACTCCTCGGAGATCACGCCCTCATCAAACAGCACCTGGGCTGAATCAATCAGACGACATGGCGTGTTCTTCTGATGATTATCAATCACTAGCCTAGCAGCTAACTTACCGTAATTAGGGTGATGCCTGGCCTGCATCATCGCACAGACCTCTGCTGCAAACTCATCCAACTCAGACGTCTTAATCCCATCCTGAATCTGAGTACAAACCTTCTGTGCGACCAAGTCAGGATTGACGTGGTCGAGCCCATCTGCGAGCCTCTGAATCCTAGTCAGAACCTCATTAAAAGATACGGGGACCCGAGAACCGTTACGCTTTGTTACGTAAATGTGGTCAGACATCTTCACTACTGTATCCCCCATCCTTACCTTTAAGCGAGTAAACTTAAAAAGTTTGTTTTTTGTTGGGTTGGGTTGCGGGCTTAGAAGCGGCTCCCAATGTCGAACAGCGAGCCGTTGTGCTCGAAGTTGTTCGTGTTGACATAGGTAGCACCTCCGTAATGCTCCACGTCATCCCAGTTGTTCAGGTCAGCGTCGTCGTCAAGCTGCTCCTGAGTCTTGACCTTCTTGACGCGGCGGCGGTAGCTCACGGCCTGCCAGCCCTTCGTGTCGTCCTCCATGAGAGGCTCGCACAGGCAAGGATAGAGATCTCCACTGGGGAGCTGGATGTGGTAGGCAGGCTGGAGCTTGCAGTGCTCGAGGCGGCGAGCGTAGTCCTTGCGAAGGTTGGCGTCATTCGGGTAGCGTGCGAGTGCGAGTGCGGAGTAGGACATCTTGTTTGTTGATGCTACTCTACCCCCTAGCGGTGCGGAATCCGTTTTCAGACGGGCACCACTTCAAACTTAGATTTTCTCGGAAATGTCTCTGTTAGCTTTGAAGACACGACAAGAGGGTTGTGGTTAACCTCGGTCTCCGGCATGTGCTTCCATTTCTTGGCCGAATATGTTGTATTGATCTGAATCGACACTGCACGGTAGCGGGCTGCGATAGCTATCAGCAAGAGAACAGCTGCCGCGCCACCGGCTGCTGCACCCACAATTGATGGTGTGTGATCAGTCGTAGGTGCTTGGACAATAACCGATGCTGCGACTCCAGAAACCGGCTTAGGAGAGGGTGAATCTGTGGGACCCGGTGTCTCGGTGGGCGTCACAGAAGGAGTCGCACGAAACGACAGACTTGATGTAGGTGTAGGCGTAGGGGAAGAAGACGGGCTAGGTGTCGGAAGCGACGTGGGAGTCGGTGAATAACTGATTGAAGGGGTACGTGAAGGAGTTCGTGTATTTGACGGTGTATTTGACGCGGTCGCCCCTGGAGACAGAGTCGGCGTAGGTGTGTCCGTAATCGTCGGAGTTCCCGTAGGTGTCGGAGTTCCCGTAGGAGTGCCTGTAGGTGTTGGCGTTGCAGTTGTCGTTGTCGTAGGACTTGGAGTCGGAGAGGATGTAGGGCTGGGGACAGGACCACCCTTCAACTTCATCAGCAAAGAATATCCATCACCTGCTTTGTCGACTGTGAGAGGAGTAGAACCACAGGGAAGCCCAGTAGGCCCGTGGTATCCAATTAGGAAATTCTGTGGAACACCCGCGAATCCATACGGAACATCAAATGAACAGTGCGCTGCCGAAACTGACGTTCCACCTGTTGCACCACCGGCTGTATTTCCACTCGCCCACGTGAATGGCTGGATTGTGATTGTATAGTTTGCGTTCGCCTCCAGATTCCAGAGAGCCGTGGGGGGTACGGGGAATGGGATCATTTCAATAGTTCCGGCTACGGGCATTGCTACATCTGTGAAGAGTGCTGTAACACCCGTGCCAACTGCCACACCACCTGGAAATGTTTTTAGAACAAATCCAATCCCACAGGTCTCATTGGCGACTTGGGAGAACGCACCAAATGAGAACTGTGAAACTTGTCCAGCTGTAGATGCTTGGAATTTGACTATACCAATGTGGCAATCATTCTCCATGGTATTGTTGATGTACCCAAGAGTGTAGTTTCCCACGGGAACGAGTTTGGTTGTGTCCATGAACGACAGCGGAGCCGGCGGTGGCCGACTCGGGGCAGGAGACTGTCCTCCTGCGAAGACAGCCGAGAGTGCGAATAGAAGTGTCCGAATCATTTTGTATGTGGCTGAGAAGCCTTTCCATTTGATCACTCCGTTTTCAGTTGAACGGTTATGTGCATTGCCTCTAACTCACGTGCATAGAGGAACATCGCGTAGGGCATTTCCAGCTTGTCGCGGCTGACGTCCAGCATCTGCGACTCCTTGTTGTAGAGAACCTCTGCCTTATCCGACCTCTCCATGAAGCTCTCTGTTGCAAACCTCGAAAGACCGTGGGCGAACAATGCATCACGCTCCATCTCACCGATACGCATACCGCCTTCATCCGAGCGTCCTTCCAGCGGCTGATGTGTCAGTGCCTTGCGGGGACCCGTCGCACGATAGTTGATCTTGTCCTCCACCATGTGCTTCATTCGCTGGTAATAGGTCGGACCCATGAAGATATCCACCTCCATCTGTTCGCCTGTCATTCCATTGTACAGCACCTCCGTTCCGAACGGCTCGAATCCCTGTGAAGTCAAGATCTTCTTCAACGTGTCAACACGCCCGGTTGTCGTAAACGGCGTCGCATCGACGAACGCACCCTGCTTCAAGGCTAAGCGACTGTATGAACTCTCTAACCACTGACCCATCGTCATACGCGTAGGGATTGCGTGAGGATTGAAGATGATGTCGGGGCGAATTCCACGTGACGTGAAGGGCATGTCCTCCTCGGGAAGAATCATTCCAACCGTTCCCTTCTGCGAGTGACGGCTTCCCATCTTGTCTCCGAGAACCGGATACCTCTCCTCTGAGATACGGATCTTCACTCCACGTAATCCATCCTGCGTCGAAAACTGGTAGACTGCGTCGACACGTCCACGCTGATCACGCTTCGGGGTCATGGATACATCGCGATATCCGGTAACGTGTCCGGTTGCATCAATAACTGGGCTAATCATTCCCACGAGGACAGTGTTTCCAGTTACCATCGTCCCGACCTTCACAAGTCCAGCCCCATCGAGTGCCTCGTATTCCATTCCCTCCTTTCGCTTCACAGACTCGCGGTGTGCAGAAGATGTCAGAACGTTGACGATCTCAGTGTGCGTCTGTGATGCAGGATCAATCATGTCCTCTTCGACCTTGTAGCTGTGGAAATAGATGGTCTGGAACATACCACGCTGCATCGAGGTTCCGTTCAGCATGACCGAGTCCTCCTGATTATATCCACCATAGGTCGTGATGGCAACGAGTGCGTTCTCTCCATACGGCATACATCCGCCCGGTCCCATAATCTCGCGATACATCCAGGTTTGCGTCAGCGGCTTCTGTGGAGTTACGCACATCAGAGAAATTGTATCGAACCTCTTCGTGTAGTTTGTGTGATACCACGAGGCTGTCTGCTTCGTCTGTGCGATTGCGAATGCGTTACGGGTTCCGGGATTGTGATCAGAGAACGGTGTCAGGTTAGTCAATGCAGACAGATTGAAGGACATGTGAATCTCTGATCGAAGCTCGGGGTGAAACGGTGTCAATGAGATACGGCTACAATCAGTTTCAAGTGAATCAATGTAATCCAGGTGACTTGCGATCTCCTGCCATGTCTTTGTTCCACGAATGGTGTCCATGTTCACACCTTCGCGATAGACCGGACGAATCGGACGTCCAGAGTCACAAGTGATGCGAAGAAGGTTATTGACAGGACTCCACCCAATCGAAACACTCCGATCAATGGTTCCATTACGACGTGATGTCGCAAGCATCTCGACCAATGCACGGGTATTGCCCACACACGCACCGACGAGATCCGAATTGAGGAAGACCGGCGTCCACATCGGATTCCACGTCGATGGGTGAATGTCGGCCAGGAATCGAATCATCTTTGACTGAACAAGCAACTCACGAACCTTCGCTGACGGGAACGCAGTTGAGATCTGGGCTAGAACAGCAAGCGATTTGATGTATCCGATATTACGCCCATCCGGTGAATCGATTGGACACATGAATCCCATCTGTGAGCCGTGATACCTTCGCGGTTCAGGCTTGTTTGATGTGCGATCCATATCGAGGTTCGTGCGACGAAGATGCGACACCACACCCACATACGAAACGCGACTGAGTTCCTGTGCGATTCCGTCACGACCACCCCATGCACCCTTGAAGGACTTCAAGAACTCATTGAGCATACGATAGGGACGCCAGAAGAAGCCGACCGTCTCAGGCTGGAATACGCTAGAAAGGTTAGGACCTGCGTAGGTCTGACGCTCGAACTGATTGACCTTCTTATCCAGTTCAAGAAGCATTGACTTTGACGATTCGCGAAAGATGCGACGGAACTCGCCGAAGCAGAGGTCGCCCGATGTTTCAAGACGCTTGTACTGGAAGTGGTCACGATCTGAACTCGGCTTGCGACCCAGAATCACGTCCATCGTGTTCTTCAACATGAGTCCGAGGTGGTACGCCTTGCGACGGAACAGCGAGCCTGTGTCCTCAGATCCTTCAACGTGGGGAAAAAGCATGTCGTGGAGAATACGAACGATTTCAAGGCGGCTACGAGTATGTGTCCGCTTCTTCAGGACATCCATATCGGTCTGGTCTTTGAGCCATGCTTCGTGACTCAGAATCAGGGTAGCGAACAGGTCATCATACGCAGACCTCTCTGACTCTGGCACACCGATCAGTGTCGTCTCATAGATATCCTTATCAGACCCACATCCCAACGCACGGAACACGCTGATGAGCGGAACCGGGTCATTGAAGCCAGGCAGCGTAATGACAGCCACGCGTCCATGCTGTCCGAAGTTCGGAGGTCCGCCACCCTTCTCCGGATTTTCCTCATACTTATTGCGGTCAGGGATGATCAAGAAATGAGAATACGGACCACGACTCGCATCCTCTGACACCGAGCGAATCCCTGTATAGAACTCATCCTTCGACACATAACCCATGTCTCCCTTCACCGCTGCTTCCTCCGTCCCCTGTCCGGACGGGCGGATCCTCTTTCCCGAATACATCATATTGTTACCGAGCTTCTCCTGCGTTAGCAGAACCTTCTCTGCACCGTCCACGATGAAGTATCCACCAAGCTCGAACTTGCACTCGCCAACCTGATATCCATCCATCGCAGTCAGATAGCAAAGACGGCTGCGTAACATCAAGGGAATCTTACCGATCAGGACATCCTTGAATTCGCGAACAACCGTCGGGTGTCCGGGCATGATATACTCAATTTCCAGGTCAGCGGTCAGACTCACTGCGTAGGTCTGATCATCTAACCTACATGCGTGAGGAAGCAAAGCATTTCCAGTGTCATCCACCGGACTAGACCAGCGAAGTTTACTTGCATCACGTCCACCGATGAATACGCGGATATAACGTCCCTCTGGAAGCTCTAATTCGTGAGGATTCGATGCTTTGATAAATAACGGAATGCGACTTTCCAACATCGCATTGTAGGAGTCCACGTGGTGTTGAATCAGTGGAAACGGAGTGTCTCGAAAGAGACTCCGAAGGACATGTTGCGGGACATCCATTGTTCTCTTTACAAGCATTTTCTCGTCTCGTATGAAACTCAGATATGTGGAGTGAGACCCAACGACCTCTCATTCTTGACGACGTCGTCGGACACACTGATGTAAAACGTCGGCTGAGATCCTATTTGACAACGAAACCTCATTCAACGGTTATCCTTCTTCACGGTCCGCCAGGGATCGGGAAAACAACGATGGCACTTGCGTCCATTCGCAGTTGTGGAATGGAGCCACTCGAAATCAATGCCACACAGACGATGCGTAGTCACGATGACGTCGCACGTCTTGTAGCGAGTTACCGGAATAGCCGGAGTATCAGTTCGCTCCTTCGCGGAGACACAAAGACGTCATGTTTGCTCCTTGATGAAATTGATGGGTCAGACTCACATGCCCAGCGTAAATTAGTAGAGTGGATGGTTTCTCCAACACGCACTCTGCCAATTTTAATGACGTGTAATGAGTTACCTCGTATTTTTAAGACACCTGCAATTGAGGTGATTCGATGTTATCCCCCGAAGCCAGCTGATCTGATTCCACTGTTTCCTACACAAGATGTCAATGCCCTTGCGAAGTCATGTCAACATGATGTACGTAGAATGTTCCAGCAGCTTCAATATGGACAGTCAGACACGCTTCCTCCACCTGCACCATTAACGAAGTTCAGTCCGGAGGTCAATGAGATTCTTCGTCAGAAGGCGTGGGTACAGGATGATCCGATACTTGCCGCACGTCGTCTCGGCAAACAGGGCAGCGGGGGCTCATCGCAAACCAGTTCGTGATACACGCCGGATGGAAGATGTGGCGACAGTTGCGAAGACGAGACCCTTGTGTCATGCCCTCTTGGCAGACTGCACAGTTTCCGTCCGTAACGATAACATCATGTTCCAGTGCGTCGGCGATCTGCTGCTGTGTGGGCGTTACGCGGACGTCCTCCATTGGATTCTGCCAGTTCTGTTCAAGAGGTATGTTTACCACGAAGCGAGTGTTCGTGGGGCGAAGAACGATGCGAAGGATACCAAGGATATCGTGGGTCATGCGATTACGATTCGCCAACACTCGTGTTCTCTCAGTTGGTGGAAGGACTGATGCTACACGAAAAAATGCTGTATCTGCTTCGATGAGGTCCCGCAAGACCGTGATGACTCCGTGATTAATTGTTGACATTGTCACTCATACACGGTGGTGCGAAAGCTATTTCATACAGAAGAAGATGTACTCCTTTTCATACGGATATGGGTCGATGCATTCAGCCATGTAATCAGCATCTGTTAGCCACTTACATGGCGGTCCGATACGAATGAAATGCTTGCGAAACCAGTGTTCAACAGCACCATTCGTTGGAAGGTTAATGATGTCATCGATTCTCTTTCTTCGTTGTTCTTTTAAGACCGGATCCGGTTCGGCAAACGGATCCTCTGGAATCTCGATCGTAGGTCGAGGAGTGAAGTCCATCGCAACGGTCTTATTTTGAAGGGACTTTTTCCGTTTTACTGACGAACTTGTCCATAGGTCCCCTCGTAGTCTTCCGCACTTCGTTGGCGATTGCAGTTGAACGCAGAAACACGAGCGAATCAACCTGCTTCTCCTTGTGTTTGAGAACCGCAAGAGTCACTTCCTCTTCGACATCATCAGCGTTCAAGTCAGGCATCTTCTGTGGAATGGACTTGCGATACTTCTCGTAGAGAGATGGATAGGATGGACTGACGGGGGCCTTGTACCCATCTAGCTGCTCGATACACAATGCGAACAGCTGTGCAACTGGGTTCTGGATCTGATGAGATATATAGAAGTGTGTGTCTGGTTTGAGGTTGTTCGCCCTCACATAGTCCACGTGTTCGATGCGGTCGCCTTGCTTACTTGCACCCTTGTTCTCATCCACGTAGACATACTGAATTCGGTCACCGACCTTGGGTGCTGTTCCGGGATCACGTTCTGCCATACGGTCAGCTAGAACACGGTGGGCGATCTGTTCGGGATTCTTGTAGTCATCTCGCAATGATTTGCTGACAATGAACTTCTCGATCGGGACTCGGTTGTTCAGTACATCGAGTAGGCTCTCGCGAACGAATGACTGTGCGTTCTTGACCGTTCCTCCTTGTAGAAGGATATCCAACGCCCCACCGAACACGTCCTTCACAATCGGGGCATTATCACGGCGTTTGAGAACGATGCCCATGGACATACGCTTTGCCTTCTTCGGATCGGGGTCCTCTTCATACTTCATCCCTACGTATCGCTTGCGACAGAAGAGAATGAAGGGATGGAATGTCTTCTCGTAGGCAATCTTATAGGGTGGGCGAGCCATCTTCGCAGTAATTCGCTTACCAGCCTTGATGCCTAGTTCGATGGAGGTAGCGAGATCCTTAGTGGGGAACTTGACGAAGATGGAGTCCGTGTCTCCGTAGACGACACTAGCTCCAAACTCTTCTTCAACGACTTGCTTTGCGTAGTAGAGGGCTGTTCGTCCCGCTGCCGTTGTGCACGCGGCGACACAGAGTTTTCGGATAGGAGATGTTCGACTCCCTGTCTGTCCATACACGGAATTGGCAACCACTTTGTACGCCAGTTGGAGGCCGTTGTATACAGATCGCTGAGCTTCATCATACTTAGGATCCTCCATCATCTGCTTATATTCCTTTCGTTTGGCCAGTAGAATCTCAAGAGTCTTCGGCAAAACACCCATCAACATAGGCTGTTCCTTCGTAGGCTGGACATACGTACAGACCGTCTTTCCACCAGTCTCCTTGTCGTCATACTCAATCTCTTCAAGGACATACCCCTGTGCTTTCAGCTTCTGCATTGCCGGATAGGTCAGCCCCTCGCACTGACTGTCGACCTGCTTGTCATTCGAGTCAAACACCCGCTTGCTAACTAGCGTGTCGGGCGAGATGTTCCATGCGATCATGTTCGATGGATAGAGAGAGTTGAAGTCCAGAACAGAGATCGGCTGATCTAGATACATTCCGATCTTCGGACTGATCACGATCGCACCCTCATATCCACCATCGTCTTCGAGGGCTTGCTGTGTCTGAATGATCTGGTTTCGCTGGGAGGCGTAGTACACGACAGCCGAGAAGATCTTGATCCCCTGTCCACGAATCAGAACGAACTGCATCGGCACCTTGCACACATCAGCCATACCACGGGCATTGATAATGGTGTCAAGCTTCGCCATCAGAGTCAGGACAAGATCGCAATCCTGAATACAGTATTTCGCAATCCTTGCACGTCCAGCCGGACCGCCGTTCGCATGGAGATCAAATAGCTCATGTGGCTCCACATCGTCCTTTGAGAACGTCCATTCGAGTGACTTCCGCTCTTTCTCGGTTAGATCAGTGAATAGGTCAGATGGTGCATCTACCGTAAAGGTGTTTCCTTGGATGGCGATGACCTTAAACTTCTCGCCCTCGCGGTATGGATCTGTAGTATTTCCCACGACATCAAAGCGGGCAAAGTTACCCACACACAAGCCACGAGTACTTTTCGTCGTGACCACATTGTTTTGATAGGATACTACTTTGTCTCGAAGAAAGACGGATGCAACGTTATCAAGCTTGAACGAATCAAGCGAGTGTTCACGACGCATGTTGAGAAGCAGATCGATACACAGTCGACCACGCATCGAGATGAACCGCAGCTCATACTTTCCAGACGCAAGCTCGAACTTCTTCGTCTCGGAGAACTTCATCGTCTTCTCACGAGTGAATGCCGGAGGTCCGCGTGACAGGTTAATCTCTTCAAGGATACCCAGCTTCTTGCAACGGTCCTCAATGTAGGCGTCATCAAAACCAAAGGTGTTGTACCCAGTCATGATATCCGGGTTCTCATGTCGCACGCAGTGGGCAAATTTCAGAAGCATCTCCTCCTCACTGCGACAGGAGACGAACTCGGTCATATCATCGGAGGGATCAACGCTGCCTACAACGAAGACCTTCTTACAGATCGGTGTCATCATCGCATCGGACCAGCGGAACGAAATACCGATCTGAACAATCGGGTCACCCATCTCCGCACGAGGAAAGAGACCCGACTTCGAGTACATCTCCAAATCATAACATGCCACCTTCAACGGAATATCACCAGTTGCAGGGGAGACCGTCTTCCAGTCACACTCGTAGAATTGATCAACGTTGTACTTCGGCTCATCCGTCTCTGGATCGATAGGAATCTCGACCTCATCTCCCTCAAACCGAATCGGGCTGCCAGGACCGAGGTGACGTTCGTGAAGAAGGCGGAGAAACGGCGGAAGGTTTGACTCGAAGAGCATACGACCCTTCAACTCACGCACCTTCGTATGGTACTCGTTGAGAGACTTGCAGACGACCTTCCAGACATCAATCATGTGAAGACAGTTGAAGCCGGCCATTGCGTCATACTTCTTCACCTGGATAGCATTGCCTCCGGGGTTAGCACCGGCAACATAGAAATACGGCTTGAACCCAGTGATTCGCACGCATGCCACAGACTTGTCTCGCAAGCGTCCGAAGACGTCAACAGCATACTCGCCTCGATTATCATGTTCGTGCCAGTCGGAAGGCTGCATTTTGAGACAGGTTAGGTTTATTCTACTACCGTCCGTTTTCCATGAAACTTTCTGGGTTTCATGATAAGAGGATGTCGACCAATACAGTTGACTGGTTTTTTGCCAACACCCGTGGCAATGTGGATCAATCACATATCGCAGACCAGAACTTTGCAAACGATGCCGCACTCGGACGTCAGACTTCGCTGTTCGGCGACTGCTCGGGTACTTTGAGCCCTGCGTCTGCAATGGCTGACCAGCCAGGTATGATTGCTCGCGGTGGATACGGCATGGGTGCCCCGTGCGAGATCGACACAAACTCCGATCTCCGCTGGGGTGATTCAGAGGGTCTTCGCGTCAAGGGACCTAAGCAGCTGTGGATTCGCCCGTTCTCCACGACACCGAATCTCGGACGCGGACGCGAGGCTGGGTCGGTTGAGGACGAGTCAAGTCTTATCCATGCACAGCTTCAGCGTGCTAAGAAGGAGGCGTCTACGATCATGGACAAGACGATTCCCAACTACTACCAGCCCCTTATCCCCGTTAAGCAGTCCGAGTACTCGAATCCTAATAACTGGGTTCAGAGCTGGACATGGGGAGGTGATTCTTCACGCTTAGTTAAGAAAACGCGAGTCGAAGGTTCTACATAATGAGAGTTCTCTTTTTTGCAACGCGAATGCCCGACTTATGTGGGGCGTTCTTACACGATATTGACTTGGCTATTGAACTTCAGAAACGTGGTCATTCGATCACATTTCTGACGACGGAGCGTCCGAGAGAAGGATATAATGGTGGAGTCTATCGCGGATTCCGGTTCATGCATTACACTGCGGCAGGTGCATTAATGGAGTCAAGCCAGATATGGATCTGTCCGCACGCCCCAGCATTGCCACACGTTCGTAAGATTAACTCACGCGGATATCATCGTCCGATCGTTGCAACCGCACACTTCGATGGCAGGTATTCGGCAGTCACGGACCTCGCGTCATCAAAGTGGGTTGAGATGTTTCTCTTTATCAACCGCACGATGGAGGGGAATTTCCGCAAGAAAGCAGTGTTCCCTTCATCGATCGTTCGCACGGGAACGGTTCGCCCGCTCATGCATGAGAGCAAGATCAAGATGGACGAGCCTCCGAACGGGGATGCGATTACTCTCGTGAACGCAAACGTCAACAAGGGTGTATCCCAATTCATTGAGCTTGCGAAGCGTATGCCGAATCGCAAGTTCTTGGCTGTCCGTCCGTATTATGGAGAGCTATGGGTTCCCGCTGCACCCTCGAATGTGGAGTGGATTCCATTTGACGACGATATTCGCAACGTGTTGAAGCGAACCCGTATTCTGCTGCTACCCTCGAAGTATGAGAGTTTTGGACGCATTGCAGTCGAGGCGATGTACAGCGGTATTCCGGTCATTTATTCGAAGCCAGACATCAATAGCACCGATCCGGTTGGAACGACCGAAGGTGTGGAAGAATGGATCGTCCCGGCTGGAATTGCATGCATGCGTGATGCGGCAGACGAATGGATTGCCCAGATCGAACGACTTGATGATGCTGCGACCTATGCGTCACAACAGACACTTGTTCGCGAACACATCCTTTCGATGAACATCTTCACCGAAGCAGGAAGGATTGCGAATATGGTGGAGGACTTCCAACGCGAACATCCCATCGCGGAACCCGAACAACCCCGCGTCCAACAGGTGTCTACTGATCCGACTGTCCTACCACGCCCCCCGCCAACGACTGCCCGGATCGGATTTTCGAGTGGGCGGCTGAGGTTACAGCGGTAAGCTTATCCATGAGTGCCCGCCCCGTCGCACATCTCAGCTCTTGTTCAGGATCAGTCTCATGAGTAGTCTTTGTAACAGAAGGAATGTACTTCGCACCGGATACAGTGGTCTTCGGAAGTAATGCATCAACGGCTGCAATCACAGTTCCATGTTCTTGAAGGGCTGTGATTGCCTGCTCCTCCGTGCACCCTGCAAGAGACTGGATATTCTGAACGTCTGTCATATTTTGTATTCTAAACAATAAGTATATGAAGATGCGTTTCATCGAAGCACTCTGCCCACCCGCGTTATTATATCTGATCTTCCTTGTTGTTCAGCTTGGACTGGATCTGTCACTCGGACTCTGGGCGACGTTCGCTGTGAAGCTGGTTCTCGGTGCAGCGGTTGTTAAGGTTCTCGATACGTTCTGCGGTATCGGTCTCTCGCCGGTGTCCTGGTTCCTGGTTGCGGCCCCGTTTGTGATCACGTCTCTTGCGACTGCGATCTCGATGGGCACGAACTTCGATGAGACGATCTACGTCTTCCTCCAGCCGGAGAAGGAGAACTTCACGGACTCGAATGGCAACCCTTCGCAGTTCCTTCAGCCGAATCCTCCCTCAGCGGGCGGCCCTCCTGAGCCTGGAATCACCCTGGCGACGAACCCCCGAACGGAAGGTGCAGCTGGAAATAAGTGGGGGCTGGCGTAAAACGAATCCGGAGTCCGACACCGGATTTAGTTCAAAATGTGCCTTACACGTATCCTCACTGCACTCGACCGCCACTTCGCCAGCCTTCGCACTGACCGCGGATATATCAACCGCAAGTATCTCCTCTCTGACTTCGATGAGTATGATGAGTCAATGACCCGAGTTCCAGAGGACGCAATTTATGTAGAGGAGTGGGTGAAGGGCGATCAGATTCGTCGCCGCATCCTCTATGAGGGTGAGGAGATCACACCTTACATTGGCAATGCCTTCGATCCAGTTCATATTCCCTGGCAATGGATCGGCGATGTTTCGACGGACGTCGACGTCACCCAGGCTGTCGCACGCTACATCGCCCCGGGAAACGTGATCCGCCTTGATCTTATCTTCCGATTCATCCGTGTGTCGAACGACATGGAGATCGTCTACTGCGACGCTCGGACAGGACGGGAGCTATTGTTTCCTGACAGTGGAGTAACAATCAGGAATGAGTCCGTTTAAGGATGCAGACAGATTTATACAGCTACGCGACATATGTAACCCTCCGTTATGGACAGCACAAATACAACGAATGAATGACATGATTATCATGCCGTTCATCACAGTGTTTCTCTTTTTCATTGGGAGTGCTGATCTTATGTGGCTTGCGTCCTCTCTGTTCACCGCGTATCGCAAGTGGACGGAATGGAACGAGTTTAACGATCTTCAATTCAAGATGCAGCGAATGAGACTTCGCATGATACAAGTAGGTGGACCGTTTATCGTAACAAACGACCCGAAGTATATGCCATATGTATGGGCAGATGCAGTGGTTCGTTACGACGGCTGACTGCCTGTGTAGACGGGACCGCGAATTGCGGCACTGGGGGCATTCCCACCGATCGACTCACCGCGGAACTCGGTGAACACGCGGCTACCATCGGACCCACCACGCATACGACGGGAACGGTGCTTGCGAGACCTGTGCTTGCGAGAACGACGACCGCCCGAATATCCGGCAGCCGTGCTGGGGGCACCACCGTAATTGCTCGCATTCATGTTGACATGCGAGCCAGACACGCCCGCTGCAGTGAAGGCAGCACCGGCAGGCTGACCATCGGCACCACGGACCGCACCCTCGAAACTCGCAGGTGCAAACCCACCGCGACGAGTCTTACGATTCTTGCGAGACTTGCTCTTCTTTGACCTGCGACGACCGCCCATTGCGTTGCAGGTGGCCATTTACATCTTCGCACGAAAAGACTCCGATGCTGCCGGGGACATCATCGTAATATTCGTATCCACGAGTCAAGGTTCCAACCGGGGCATCTTCAAGTGTGAACAACGCAGTAAAGACAGGCTGATGAAAAAGACGTAGACACTCCGCAAGGATCGCCTGACGCTGCGTCCATGTCATTGACGAATGAAGAATCGTTCCATTCATCGCCCATATATCGTTGACAATAAAGACATCCTTTGACAAGCGTGTTGTGCGGAACACCGTATCACAACACACTCGTTCATCCATAACAATCGTTAGTTCTTCTTGATGTCCACCTTTTGCGTCAATGCTGAGTGCGACCGCTTCACTTGTCGAGGGTCTTTGGGTCAACAGCAACCAGCCAGGAAGGCCGTTCAGCTGCGGTACTTGATGCCTTTGCAGTGTAGTCGGGGAGTCCTTCCTCACGAGGGGCTTCCACTGGTACAGGCTTTTCATACGTTGGTACATTGATCACTTGCTTTGGTTCCGCTGGCTGTGTGAAAGAAGGTTCCACAAAGCGAACCTGCGGCTGCGGCTGCGGAGGAAGCGGATACATCCACCGAATGACACCAAAGACAGAAAGGTGGATTACGATCAGCATAAGTAATGAAGACATCGCAATCGCGATGATATCGTAGGCTTCCATTTGTATTGAATGTGCCTTTTCTTAGGTTGTTTTCGGACGCGGACGCTCGCTGAAATACTTGGGTATTCCAGTGTCCTCCTTCCATCTGCGTGGACTCTTCGAATACTCGGTAACAGTTGCGTATTCACTTGCGTAGAGTCGAGACACAACGCCACCTAAAAATGGACGTTCGAACAGAGTATTTGATTGAAAAACTTGGTAGAGCTTGGCATGTGTGTCAATTCGACCGAAGCCTGTGTAGTGGAAGCGTGTTTCATACGATGTGCCCTGTGCGTCTGCCCATGTGGGCTTTTCAAGTGTCATGTCAATTTCCATTCGGCACTGTGTTCTCAAAGACGATATCCTCTAAGCGAGACGCGTCTCCGAGAATTGCGAGCATCGTTCCTGTTGCGTCAAGTAGCTTAGCCTCGAGCTCCGCCCACTTCTCTGGGTCGTTCGGAAAGACCGTGTGACGAGTTGTGCCGTTCGGAAACCTCTCAACCAGCTCGCTGTCCACCGCACCGAGCATGTGCATGTAGACTCGCAGCTGAATCTCATCGTAGACCGGAACTGTCTTCCAGTAGGTTGTTCGGTCCTTCGAGTCAACCACTCGCTTCTGGGATTCGACGTATCCGTCCGTGCGTCCGACGAGTGTGAACGAACCCTTGTCCATTCGCAGCATGCGAGTGTTTCGCTCGGTGACCACAACCTTCCTTTGGGATTCATACGTGTTGAGGATTCCATCCTCGTTGTTGAGTCCACGCTTCTTATTGACCTCACCGCGTGCGTCGGATAACAGCTGGGCTGCCATCGCAGGAGACAAGCCGGGAGTCTGATCGATGACCTTCTTACATGCTTCCTCGACCTTGTCAAGTGCGGCATCAACGGTGGGAGCAGACTTCACTGCCTCGACAGCCTCCTTCTTCGCAATCGTAGCCTTTACAAGCGTCTCAGCAATCTCGGCCTTTTCAGCAGGCGAGACCTCGATTCCCGCAGCGACCCGCATATCGAGTTCATGGCTTCGGGCTTCTGCTTCCCACAGAATCTTGGTTGCATCGACTTCCTTCGCAACTGCGGCATCGGCTACCTTACAGTCATCGAGTGCTGAAAACACACTGCGTTGGATCTCACGATCTTTCAGAAACGATCCCTTGAACTTTGCGGTCGGCTTTCGGCTGTGTGCCCTCTCGATCTCAGCGATGATTCCTGCTGCTGCTGTATCCTTCTTAAAGACTTCATACATAACTTGGCTGACTGATTGATACTTGTGGCTACCGATCACACCGGCAACCTGCGTGGCTGAAAAGCATGGACGAAACATTTTGGCTACTCTGGTATTGTTGTATTTACAGCCATTCGTTTTACGAGAAGCTACGCTGCATCTTTACGATGGCATCGATCCATCCAGGCATTCCGTTGAGAACGTTTGAGACCTGCATTGTAGGTGCACATGGCGTAGTATCGATACTTCCTTCGCATAACAACGTGACCGCTGCAATCAACAAGGCACGCTTCCCCTTATCTCCCGGAGACCAACGCAGACAATGAATACGATAGAGAACGTCTGTATACTCACGAACACCGGGAGGACTGTTCTTTCGAACCGCGTCCCAGAAGATCCAGACCGGATGCGATCCATCTGATGTGGACACAAACTCATCGCTTCTGTTGAAGAAGTTCAAGTTCGTCTTTGTTTGCTTCTTGTGTTCGCGACAGAACGTGAAGACCCACGACATCCAGTACAATGCCCGAGTCAGATCGCGAACATCCGATCGAATACAGTAGCAGAACTCGTTGATCGGGATCGCAACCGGCATCGGGTCAGATGGCTTAGTAACCTGGGTTCCGTAGAGACGCGAAGGAGATTTGAGACTCTCTTGAATCGTAACTGGGTCAAAGTCATGCGACGGTTTCAGAGTGGGGAGTGACATCAACTTGTTCTTGCGACACAGAGACACAGTCGCAGCTACTTCGCAGACCATCTTGCGAACATCGAGGTTGTTACGGATCTGCGTCATGTTGCGGATGTCGTAGATTCCTTCAATGGGTGCATAGGTTTCATATGCTTTTGCGAGATAGAGAAACACGTTCGGCTGTGCCCGATTGACATGGAGGGCAGCAGCTTCAAACAGCGAATCCCATAAACTATGAACAAGACCAGAGCAGAGCAGTTCAAGCGTCCAGTAACATGCGTAATCCGCATGACCTAACTGGATGTTCTGAACCAACACTTTATGGACGTGTGCACGTGGATGACCGCAGAATGTTGTTTTTTGAAACTCAGTTACAGCACGAGGATCAGTTACCTCCATTACAAACACAAGACCTTTTTCATGATAAACTCTTACGCGGGTGTGATGTGTTTGAGGAATGCATTGAAGAAGGCAGTTGTCTCAGGACTCGCAGGAGGACGTGCCGGTGCACCCTGGGTTGGGGTCGTCGGAACCCTAATTGATCCCATCACCTTACGACCCACCGTGAACACCGTGAACAATAGGGCAATGACGATGGCACCGTTCAACAGAAACATAAACCATGATCCATAATCGACTGCTTCCTCACGAGTTCGCTTGTTCTTGTTGATCTGGTTGCGGATTTCGTCAATCTGCTTGCCGAACGTGTTGACAGAGTACTCCACGTCATCCTTGACCGAAAACAGGTTATCCTTCACGGAGTTGATCAAGTCAATCGTATTCTGCTGCTGCTTTCCCTGATTGTTCAGGAACACAAACTCGTCAATGTATCGGCTTCTGATTGGATTGACCTCGTTCTCGAATGCCTTGCTTTTGAGATACTCAACCTCCTCTTCGTTGTTCGTCAGCGTAAGGTATTCCATCTTAGCAGAGTTCTCTGCGGGGCCTCCTGGATCTGCCTTTGCAGCTGCATGCCACCGATCTGCGGCTGCCTTGACCTTCTTGCTTTGATCAATACTTCCATCTGCAATGGTCAACTCTTTCTTGTATCGATCGGCTTCGGCTGAATACTGTGAATAGAGCGTGCCATCTTGGCCTTTCAGTGAATTGATATCAAATGGTGCACTTGCCGTTTCATTCAATTTCAATACCGCCGGTTGTGGATTAAGGTGAACAGACACGCTAGGATCGTCTTTGTTCACACACCGCTGTGCACCGCCGACGAGGCGAAGTTCGTAGTTTGAGGTACATTTCATCACGCACTGGAATGGTGTCGTGCCCTGCGTCGTTTCCATTGGGCATTTAAACTGCGAATTGCCCGCCCCCATTATCTATTGGAGAGATAGATTGCGATTGACAGTCCAACACACATTGTGAAGAAGGCGATTCCATGGACAATCGACGACGGGAGAAGAATGTATTCAAAGAGGGCGATGACGATGAAGAAAAGGCAAATTTGAAGTACCTGAATGTTCTCCTTAGAAATCTTGCCGATCTCGAGTTTTGCGTTCATGATATCCATGTGCGGCTGCGTGGGAGGCCGTAATGGCTTCAGTGTCTCGATAGCTTCAGAGTAGACGTCGGTAAGATCATTCGACGACTTGAGCTTCTCATGTGCAGCAGCAACTTCATTCGTCTGAACGGCAGATTGCGTGGCTTGATCTGCCCGGATTCGCCCAGTCAACGTGATGAAGTCGGTGAGAAACCGTGCTTGTTCATTCGCGAACGCTGTAGACGTCGTTCCCTGTGGAATCGGTTGAAGGCGAACCGAGTATCGGTTATCAGTTGTGGACACACACCTCTCGACGCCAGACTCATTGATATACTTGAAGTCAGGGGGGCATGTGATACGGCACGTGCTCGACAGTCCCACTTCGAATCCAGAAGGACAACTCATTACTTATTCGCAACAAACGGTCTGAGCCCACTGAAGATTGTGCTAACGAACCGGGCGTCCCTGGCCCCCTGTTGGCTCTGTCCGTTACGGGCATACGGAACGTTGATCACCTTGCCGGCCTGGATAAACGGTGCGGCCGTAGCCGCCATCCGAACGAAGCGAGTGTATTCAGACGCATCAACTCCACGCATGTGACGGGCCGTAGCCCCGGGTTCATAGAAGGATTGAGAGACTGGCATTTTATTACTCAATAACAAGATAATGATTGGGTGGCTCACTGCCCTTTTGGTAGCCCTGATCACAGTCGCATCCTTATCGGTTCGCGAACATGCGAGCAATCTGTCAGCCCCACCGCCTCGTGGAGAAGGTGATACAACTGTGCCTGTCGAATACCAGACGCTGATCGATGCATACGTCCATAACTACAAGCTCTACAAGGAGAAGGGAGAAGCACCGTATAAGCAGGCGTACGAAGCTGCAGAACAGCAGATTCAAGCGTCGCTGGATATGATGCGGAATGGGATTACGCAGAATCAGTTTTTCATTCAGTCATTTCTTGACGAATACCAGGATACGAATCCTGAGCTGGAAGAGCTTCATCTGAAGTCGAAAAAACTTCAAGAGGAAGGCCCCAAGGTTGCTGATGAGCTTGCGTCGTCCACCGCAGACAAGTCACGTCCACTTGACACCACTGGGATCATGATCCGAATTGTTGTATTGTTTGTGATTACAGGTGTAACAATCGCGATCAGTGCGTTCGCATAACAAGGGCGACCAATGCGAGGCTCGCGATGAAAAAGCCTGTCCCATACAATCCTAGTTCCGAGTTGTGATTCTCCGAGGTGGTTTGGTGAATACGGCGTAAGGTCTCCATCTTATCTGTTCCGGTAAGCAATCCATTGTAATCCCGTTGAATCTCCATGATTCGACGAATCAGCTCCTGCTGCTGTTCTTCATGAGACGTCTTGGCAGAGATCTCGAGCATCTCAGATAACGTGTCTCTCATCTTCTGCTTCGCAGCTGCAATTGCAGGTAATGCAGATTGATCGTTCTTCTTTAATGCATCCGTAACAAGCTTATCATAATGTGCTTGTTGCTGCTGAAACTTCGCTTCCAACTCATCCATTATGTCTAGGCAACATTTACGTCAGCAACGCAATACCGATAATAGATGGACTTGCCCACCGTATCGCTATGACGCGTGATCTCAATAATGTCGCCAGGTACGGCACCGATGATACGGGCTTGGATATCCTGCGAATCGATGCACGGAAGCTGAAACTCCGGGTTGACAACACGGTTCTTCTCAAGTACAATCTTTGCCTCGTCGGGCTTCAGGATTCGGTGAGGAACTGACATCCTGTGTGTGGTAATATCCATCTGTAGCTCACGGAGGTGGAAGAACAGAACCTTCTGAGTTCGGATTGCGTTCAATAGGTTCTCGGACGGTGCACTGCGGGCTACGATTGTCACGCCATTCGTGTATCCATTGTCGGCTGCGAACTTGATGAATGTCAATGCATCACGCTCAAGCATCTTCTCCTTCTGACTGAAGATGACCAACATGTCACCAACTTCATAGATGTTTGCAGTGTCCTTGAAATCGGAGGTAACTGACTTTGTCTCGGTGCCAAGCTTACGACGCTCGAAGTAGATGCGAAGGGTCTTCAATGCCCTTTCTTCCTCCATTGTGTCCTTGTATTCTTCTAGACACGAAAGAGTTCGTTTTTTCTCGCCTGAGAAGAACAATGCTTCACATCATCGTTCTTCTTTTAGCAGTCGCAGTCCTCTGGGTTGTATGGAAGCTCTCGGGGGCACAGGAGAAGTTCCAGCCCGAGATGCTTGACCGCAGTCAGGATCACCGGACACAGGTTCTTGAGCACTCTTCGTATGAGCAGAGGACGAACCATATGCCCCGCAATTCCTACGTAGAGCCTGCTTCGGGAATGGCGACCCCCTTCCAGGTGAACGCATATAAAGCGTTGATGTGAGAAGAACCAATGAGTAAAAACAGAATTCCGAGGGCCCTTCGCGAACAACTGTGGTTATGTAAGGTTGGTCGACGGTTTGATACGAAATGTAAGGTTGCCTGGTGTACGAATACAATCAACGTGTTCGACTATCAATGTGGCCACAACATACCCGAAAGCAAGGGTGGTCCAACAACTCTCGATAACCTTGAACCGATTTGCTCACGATGTAATGTCAGTATGGGCAATCAATATACATTTGATGAATGGAACACCAAGTTCGCATCTCAGGTACCTTGGTGGAGACGATGGTTTAGGTAAATCGGCCCTGGGCTAATTCGACGAGATCGTGTCGTCCGGCCCTACGTGCGTTGTCCATGAAGTGAACCCGGATCGCATAATGATCCTCCACGTTTGAATGATAATTCGTAGCACAGGAGAAGTAGTCTCCGAAATAGAGAGTGAACCACTCCGGATGCTTATCATAAAGATAGGTGAATACCTGCTCCTCCGCATGACCTACCCCAACAGAAACCTGTTCAAATAAAATTGAAAACATCCCTGCATAGACACGATCAATGTAGGATTTCTCGACTGTAAATACAGTTGCAGCAATTCCACAGCAACAGGCAAGTCCGTTACGTTCCTTCATGGGGTACATCTCATCGTGAGAACGGTAGTGGATATAGCAACATGAAAACTTTGGATTCGGACGCTCAATAAGTGCAGGGACAGCCGTTGAAAACGACCGCATCACGTGACTGCCACCCATATCGACCCATGCAAGATGGGTGCCTGGGAATGCATTCTTTGCCAGTAGCATTGCCTGAATCTTGAACATACAGAGCAGGAAGTACGATGCAGTGTTGCGAGGGTCAGGGCTCGGATTCGTCTTTCTATTCTCGGTGATGATCGGCCACAGCGTCTTGTAAAAATCATAGTCAGTCAACTCCTTCTCCACAAAGACAGTTGGATGAACGCGAGATCCTTCTAGGAACGGGCGTGTTTCTGAATCACAGAAGATAACCATTGGATAGGGAAGATCGAGAGTCGGCTTCCCATTCTTTACATAGAATTCGGGTGGACGAACATTGTCTGTTGCATCAGGAAGCTTCCTCAAGTTGAAAAACATGGATACGATTGTCGTCATACCTAAACAATCTGCTTTCAGAGTAAACGTTTACGAGAACAATGCATGCGTTTTATATCAATCTCGACCACCGTACGGATCGCCGTTCAGAGGTCGAGAAGGAATTTGAAGAGAAGGGACTGACCGTTGAACGGTTTTCCGCTACACAGTATAGCCCTGGTGCAATCGGATGTAACTTATCGCACATTGGAGTGTTGACCACTGCACGTGGGCGAGGGTACGACGCAGTGATGATCTTCGAGGATGACTTTCAGTTCTTGATTTCCAAGGCGGAGTGGGATGACCTCATCGCGAAACTACCTTCTAGTTATGACGTTGTTATGATCTCTTACAACCTAGTCGCCAGTACGCCACATGATGACACGTTCCACCGCGTTCATGAGGTTCAGACGACGAGTGGGTACATTGTTCATTCAAGGTTCTACGACCGGTTGATTTCTCGATGGGAAGAAGGCACCCGACTCTTCATGGCCAATCCCACGATGGATTGGGTCTACATACTCGATCAGTATTGGAAGCCTCTCCAAGCCGATTCCGAGTGGTTCGCATATAAGGTTCGGATTGGAAAGCAGCGTCCGAGTTTCAGTGATATTGCTGGTCGTTTTGCTGAACGCGACACATAACTGTCCTTATGTACTCTTGCTGAAACATGGGGGTGAACACGCGTTTAGCCAAATACATCGCGTTTCCGGCAATCGCCCTGGCATCCTCGTCGTTGTTCGCAAGCCACTCAAGCTTCTCAGTCAAGTCGGATAAGTCATACTGAATCGGAACGTAATGAACCATAGGAATCAAATAGCTGCGAAACCAATACTCATTGTCCGGATGTGTCACCATTACGGGAACAGATCCGGATCCAAACACCCATTGATGACTCGACGCGATACATGCACCGTCGATGATTAGAATATACTTGTATCGAACTTGATCCTCGATCTTTATTCTCTCTCCAAAGTGTT